GCGAGGTCCTGGAGCTTCAGCGGTTGCTCCTCGTCGACACGATGGGCGAGCAGTTGCGTATCGTCCGCCTTCAAGTTGACGCCGTACTTCTCGAGGATGACCGCTCGGTCGAACGCGCTCGCATTGTGACCGACGAGCAGCCCGCCTCTATCGAGGTGCAGCTTCATGGCAGAAACGCTCTCGGCGATCCGTTCCTTCTCGACGATGTAGATCGTGTGGCCGTTGTCGATCCCGAGGAAGCGCACCTCGAGTTCCGGGTCGCGCAGCGGACGGGCGTTCGTTTCGATGTCGAAGCCCCACAAACCCGAATGGCCTTCAAGGTCGCATCCGTCCCATATCTTCCAGCGCACGTCGACGCGTGTGAACCCGCCGCTTAAGAGCCGCCGGCCGGTCTGGAAGTCTTGAATGATCTCGCCTTCGTGCGACGGCTCCCGGAGCGCGTAGGCCGGGTGCAGCGTCGGCATGATCTTCACGGGCGCCGTCACGGTGATAGACTTGTGCGGCTCCTGTACCTGCCCCCGGTACTTCGTGATCCCCGAGAGTCCCGTAAGACTCTTGAGCGCTTCGTTCCCGAGCGCGAAGATAATGTCCGGTTTGACCGCTTCGATCTCGCGGACGAGATGCGGCTTGCAGGCGTTGATCTCTTTCGCCGTCGGCTTTCTGTTTGCGGGCGGTCGGCAACGAACGGCGTTCGTGACGCGCACGTCCTCGCGGCGCAGGTTCGCCGCCAAGAGCAGGTGATTCAGCAGCTTGCCCGATTCACCGACGAACGGGACGCCCGAGCGGTCCTCAGAGTCGCCCGGCGCTTCGCCGACGAGCATGATCGTCGCGTCCTCCGGGCCGTTCCCGTTGAGCAGCTGCCGCGTCGCCGTTTTGTAGAGCGGGCAGGCGGTACAGGTCGCCTCGGATTCGTTCACAGCGTCAAGAACTCCAAGAAGTTCGTACGGCCGCGCAGCATGACCGAGGCGTCGAGCTTTTCCTTGACGACGCGCTTGGCAAAACCGTCCGCGCTGTTCCGCATTTGAAAGTAGGTGATATGCGAGGTTAAGCCGGGGTGCCATATCCGGCGGCGCATTTGTTCGTGCATCGCCGGGTCCATCGACCAGGAATGAAAGAAGAGGTGCCGCGCGCGGGCAAGCGAGATCCCGACGCCGCCGACTTGCTCTTGGATAACGAGCACGCGCAGCGGTGTTTCGGCCGTCGAGTTTACGTCGAAGACCGAGAGCGCTGCGAGCGTTTCCGCCTCGGGCGTGTGGCCGTTGACGAGCGCGACGCTTTCAACGCCGTGCGCGTGCCCGATCGCTTTGCGAAGCGCTTCGCCGGCAGCCGTGAACGCGTACGAGATGACGACCCGTTGCCCCATCGCGAGCGGTTCGGTTAGGTCCGAGAGCACCGCATCGGTCTTCGTGTGATGGATCCAGCGCAGGTCGCCCGTCCCCTCGTCGACCAAGAACCCGGCGCACAGTTGCAGGTGACGCAGCAGCTTCGTGAGCCGGTGCGTGCCGTCGACCGTGAGGTAGTCTTCTGCCAGCACAGACTCTTTGGCGAGTTCGTCGTAGAGCTTGCGCGCCCGTGGCGGGAAGTCGAGGTGCCGGGTCACTTCGTTCCACGCTGACGGGCCGAAGTAGTCCTCGGCTTTCACGCGCTGCATGATCGAGAGCACGCGTTCGTAGAACTCCCCCTCGCGTTCGAGCCGCATCCGTTCGGGTTTGTTTTGGATGAACGGGTTGAGGTGAAAGTAGCGATCCAAGAACGCCTTTTTCGAGGTCCCAAACACGCTCGGATCGAGCACGACGTACTGCGCGTAAAAACTCGGAGCGCGCTGCGGGTCGGGCGTGCCCGAGAGCAGCCGCCGATACCCGGCACCTCGGGCGAGGCGCCGCAGCGCGCGCGAGCGGTGCGCGCCGGCCGACGAGATGAGGTGCGCTTCGTCCACGATGATCGCTTCCGGCCCCCACTTGCTTAGGAGGTCCGACAGCTTCTTCGAGGACGATCGCGCGCGGGCGAGCCGAGCTTCCGCGAGCGTGCCGAACGCCTCTCCCCGGAACAGGTAGGAGTCCTGCACGCGTTCGATCCGCTCGAAGTACACGTCGAGCGTGTCGAAGTTGAGCAGCAGCACGACGGGGGTGTTGCCCGCCGCGCCCGCAATCAGATCCTCGAGGACCTCCGCGCGCCAGGCCGTGTCGCTCTCGACGAGCGGAACGTAGTACCCAATCCCGCCCCCCGCGCTCGGGCGCCGGTAGCCTGCACGTTCAAGCTCGTCCGTCCACGTTAGGCGCAGCGGATTCTTCGGTCCGACGATGAGCGTGCGCGCCACGCCGCGTTCGTGCTGTCGGCGCACGATTGCCGTAACTTCGGCGCGCGTCTTGCCGAGGCGCGGGTCGTACGCGAGATAAAACGCAGGCGCGAAGGCCCAATCGGAATACGCGTACTCTGCCTGGTAAGGACGTAACGGTTGAATCATAGCACCTGGAAGGTCACTTGCAACTCGCGCAGAGTTCGCCGCGCTTGCCGCTCGATCGGCGTCCCGGTGGCCGGGTTCCCCAAACAGCGTGCTTTCCTTTGGCCTCCACCTCTTCTTCGAGCGCGTGGATCCGGCGCGCTACGTCAGGGTAGAACGCCTCGATGTCCTTGATTTCTTCGGCGTGGGCAAATGCGCCGCACAGACACTCGCCGCTCATATGCAGTAGCGCCGCGACCTCACTCTCGGGTACGTCGTGCTCCTCGCGGTAGGCGCGCAGGTCGTCCTTCGTCCTGTCTAGGAATGGCGCTACCCAAACCTGCGCGCCTTTGCGCCTCACTTCGACAACGTGTCCCATGCGCCGATCGGATTCGGATAGACGTACTCCGGTTATCAGCATGATGCGATCCCGCCGGCTTGTCTTGTGCTCACGCACGAGAGCCTCGATGCAGCGCTCCTTTAGCCGTGTATACATAAAGAGATGCCCGCCAGGCCCAGGGAACCCGTGTTCTAAGACGATCGCAGCGTAGGAAACCGGCGGATGGTATTCAAGCAACGGGATGCTGTAGCGAGAGCAAAAATCGTAGACGAACTCGCGTGTCTGCGGAATCCCGATCGTAGTGTTAATGTGGACCGCCGCGTCGGCGAGGCCGGCATGCCATACTGCGTGGAGTAGCGCCGCCGAATCGTTGCCGCCCGAAAACAGGACGAACCGATGCGAGCAGTCATGCTCGGTGGATGCGCGGGCAATTATCTCTTGGAAGCTCATGCCGCGGCCCGCTTGCGGCGGATGCGGCCGAAGACGAGGCTCTCGCGGTCGGCGTTGCGGAGGGACTCGTGCAGGTCGCGCTTGTCGGCCAGCAGGTTCGCCACGAACGCATCGACCGTTCCGTCGACGTCGTAGTACGTGATCGTGCGCGGGACCGGGGCGCTGCCGTCGTGCTTGTAGACGCGATCCCGGCTCTGCTCGTCGTCGGTGAACGAGAACGTCCGCGAGAGGTAGGCGAGGTGCCGGCCCTCGCGCAGCGACACGCCCTCGGACCCCGACTGCATTTGGACGACGATTGCCGCCGCACCGGGGAAGGCGTTGAACGCTTCGATGTCCTCGGCCCCGGTGCCACGGCCCAAGCGGAACACCGGCATGTCAGGGAACGCGCGGCCGATCGTGGTTGCGGCCACCTCGCCTTCGTGGACGAAGCGGTGGAACACGACGATCTTCTCGTCCGACGCGACGATCTCGTCCATGTCGGCGATCAGCGCGTCGATCTTGGCCTGGTGCATCGGCAGCGCGCCCTTGGTCGTGCCGTCGGCGTCGAGGTCGGGCAGGAAGCCCGAGGTGAGCTGCTGGAGGCGCATCAGCCGCACGGCGGCGTTGGTGGCGGTGATCGTGGCCCAATCGTCGGATTGCAGGACCCACTCCTTGGCGAGCCGGTGGTAGAGGTTCCACGCTCGCGCGGGCATCTCGACCGTGCGGTGAATCTCTTGGTAGCGGTCCTTGCCGAACCAGTCCTCGCGCCGGTAGATGGCTGCCACCTTCAGGATCATCGCTTGGAGCTCGTCGACGTTGATGTGCGCCAGCACGCGCGAGGTATACATCGCGTCGCGGACGAGGAAGCGCTGGGCGAACCGCTCGTAGCTGGAGGGCCAGTTGTCGGGGTCGAGCGGCGCGAGCTGCGACCACAGCGAGCCGTAGTGGCGGGGGGCCGGCGTGCCGGTGAGGCTGCGGACGTAGGGTGTGGTGCGCGCGAGCTTGCGGTAGGCCCGGCCCCGATCGGTCGAGATCCCGCAGTAGTTGTGGCTCTCGTCGGCTACGAAAACGTCGAGCTTGGGGACGCCTGCGAAGGCGGCGTTCGCGAGCTTGTCGCGGTTGATGATGGCGACGCCCTCCCAGGCGGGGTCCGACACGAAGCGCTCGGCGGCGAGCCCACTGAGGTCGTAGAGCTCGTGCGTCGGGATGCCTGCGTCACCGAGCACCGACTTCCAGGTCGGGCCGACTTTGAGCGGCGCGGTCACGAGCGCCCGCCGCCACGCGCCGGCCCGCCGGCGCAGGGTGAGCGCTATCGCGTTCGTCTTGCCCATCCGGGGCGCGGCGTGAATCGCGCGCTTCGGGAGGTCGCCGTTGGTTTGGTCCTCGAGCCGCTCCCATTCGTAGGGGCCCTCGGGCTCGGGCAGTTTCCAGGGCCCGAGCTTCATGGACTCAGCAGCCCGGCTTCCACGCAGGCCCGAAGCAGGGCGGCGTGCTCGGCCCGCGCCCGCCGTTCAAGGCGAGAGACCTTCGTCTGCGTGATCCCGAGCTCTTTGGCTATGTCGTACTGGCTCCAACCCTTGGTGGCGCGCAGCGCTCGGATGCGCTTGAGGAGCAAGGCGTCGCGCTCGGCGCGTTCTGCTTTTGTCATGGTACTCATCATATCCGACTCAGTTAAACGAGTCAATGAGGAGTAAGTGTAAACTGCCTATGTATCATGTATCATGTATCACTAATATATAGATTTTTGTGATACATGATACATGATACACGAACAGATGTTCGCTATTTTTCTGCCCGTAGATACCGCATGACCGTGTTGCGCGTTACCCCGAGCGCCGCCTCGATCTCCTTGATCGAAGCGCCGTCCGCTCGCATCTCGCGCGCCTGCTCGGCCCGGCTTGCGGCGGCTTCGCCCCGGTCGACCGGCTCCTCAATGTCGCCCGCCTGCGCCGAGGAGAGCGACACCCGTTCGGGGTCGCTGGGCAGCACGAGCTCCAAGGGCACGAGCGAGCCGTCTTCGAGCCGCTCCATTTGGACCGAGCCGTCGCGGGGGTCGACGAGCACCCGCGGCTCGCCCGTGAAGTCCAGGGCGTAGCCGGGCTCCGGCCAGTTTGTCTTCTCCACGGTGAGCCGCAACGGCCCGCCCGGCTTGCGGGTGGCGCGCAAGAACACCCGCGCCACGTTTCGCATCTCGGTCGAGCCGAGGTACGCCCCGCCCTTGTTCTCGTGGAAGGTGCCCACGATCGTGCAGCCGGTGCGGGTCGCGATGTCGGCCAGCGCCCCAAGCGCCGTTCGTGCCCGCTCGGCCGCGTTTTGGCCCTTCTCGTGCTCGAAGTGGGTGTAGATGCTGTCCAAGTACAGGAAACCGCAGCCGGACTCCACCAGGGCAGCGGAAAGGGCCGTTGCGTCGCGGGGAAGTTGGAGGCTCGAGCCGACCGGGATGTGATACAGCCGCGAGAGGTCCGCGCCGAGCACGGCTGCGGTCAGCGCGAAGATTTGGAACGGCTCCTCGACCCCGACATGGCCGAACAGGCCGCCCGCCCGCGTCACTCGCGCGGCCATCCACGAGAGGAGGCGCGACTTGCCGATGCCCCCCTCACCGTAGAGCAGCACCATCTCCCCCTTGGGGAAGAACCGCTCTAGCCACCACTCCTTCGCCTCGACGACGAGGTCCGAGTCTGCTGCCACCTTCCACCCCTCCGGCCGCAGGCGCACCGCCGGCGCGTCCGGCGACCCCAGCTCCCACTTGGCTGCCGACTTCGCGATGCGGGCCGCGTCGCGGGCCGAGTACAGCCCGCGCGCCGGGTCCTGCTCCAGCACCCCCGAGCCGATGATGCCGGTGAGCATGGCGGCGATCGCGCCCTCGGAGAAGCGCCGGGGCCCCCGTAGGAACCCCGCGATCTTGGCAAGCTCGTTGTCGTTCTCGCCGATCGGGATCTTGTCGCGCTCCTCGAGCGCGAGCGCCATCTCAATGTCGCCGTGGTCGGTCGCCCGCTCCAGCAGCCAGTCCGGTGCGGGTGCCGGCGCGCGGTCGTCGATCACATGGTAGCGGAACCCGCCCTCGCGCAGCGAGCCGGGCCCCACGATGTACCCCTTGGCCTTGATGTCCCCGATGACGGTCTGCCGGCCGTTCTCGTCGGCCACGACGTATTTGCAGTTGCGCCCCTCCCAGCCCGGCGGCACCGTGAACAGCGCATGCACGCCGCGCAGCGTCTTCTGCCGCCAGGTCGGCCCGAGCCGCCGCAGCTCCGCCTCGGCTAGTGGCCCCCCAACGTCGAAGTCGGCCAGGAGGAATTGTCCGTCGAGCGCGATCCCGATGTTGGTATCTTCGCCCCAATCCAAGAACATGTCCTGAGAGACCGCGGAGCGGTGGCCGTGCGCGGCCTTGGGCTCCTTGCCGGTCGAGATGCGCCCGTTGGGCATAACGTCGCCGGGCTGATAGAGATGCAGCAGCCGCGCGCCGGGCGGGAGTCCCGCACGCACGCTGCGATTAGCCTCGGCGCTCATACGTCGCGCCTTAAGGACGCGATAAACGCCGTTGTCTCCGCTAAGGCTGCCATGTACTCTGCCGAAGGTTGTTTGTCGCGCTCCTGGCCTGGGCGGTATGCGGCCCAAATCCGATCCCGGAGCGACTTCGGAAGCATGAACCAATGCCTCTTGCACATATGCATCCTCGGCGGGACCGGCACCTCGCACCCTGGGGCATGGCAGTGGTGTTCGCTCATACGTCGCTTTGCTTTGTCATCGTACTCTTTTTCTTGCGCCGCTTTGCACGAAGCGCAGTCAGCGTCTTAGCGTTACGGTAGCGCTGCCGTCGCACGTTGATGTAGTAGCGAGCGTTAGCAGCACGACGCTCGCACAGGTCGGAGCAGTACTTGGGTATGCGACAGACGTAGAGCGCGTTCATTTGCCGCTCTAGCGGGATGGTCCCGAAGCAGCGCTCGCATTTCCGCATTTCGTCATACGTCGCATCCCGGCGCTCCCTCTTGGGGAGCATGACGACGTCGTTCGTTTTCCTCATTCGTCATACACCCCCGAATCGGCGGCGAACCGCCCCGTAGTTTCGTCGTGAACGTGGTTCCAGCAGTTCTCCGCGTGTGACATGTCGCGAAGGTGCTCGGGATTGAAGCAGAGCGTTTGCTCGCATGCGTGGTCGACCTCACCCGCGGGCCACACGCCGTTGAAATAGGCGAAGCTCATACGGTGCACGAGAACGGTGCGCCGCTCATACGACATTTTGCCGTAGCGCCGGCCCGATCGGGAAACGCAGTACGCGCCGGTCCACAGCCAGCAGCCGGCGGGGTCGATGAGCCGCCGCCGAAGCAGCCGCTCACCGACCGTTAGCCGCGCCGTCACGGAGTTTGGTTCCCCATGTAGCCCAGCACTCTCCGCAAAAAGCACTCTCCGCAAACGTGTCGGTCGCGCCCGCGCGGGCGTGTCACACGCACCGTATGCCATCCGCGCGGGATGCCTTTGGAGATTGGGGTTCCTTGTTTGACGTTCCGTGACTCAGCCGTCTTGCAAAAGTCACAGCCGTAGGTGTAGGTGATTGTTATCACGGAAGCGGCACCCACGCCCACACCACGCGCGCCGCAGCGTAAGCCGCGATGAGCACGATCCCAATTCCAACTCCGTCGCTATACCATTTCATTAGCGAACCTTCGATCCGGTAAGCCGAAGCAAAAAGTAGGCTACGTTTACGCCTTGGTCGTAGGCTTCGTTATTGTCTTGGTTGTCGTCCCAGGTGCGGCCGTGCGCGCCGGGCGATTGTATGGCGTCTTTTAATCCAAGGATAAACGCTTGGACGCGCTCGCCGACCGCGAGCGAACTAAGCGCGCTCATCGGCAGCTCATGTCGAACGCGCACGACGGCGTTGACTGGATGATCTCATACGCGCAGACTCCGATTAGCGCGAATATGACGAGGTACGCTCCTGCTAGGAGCATGTTCTGCGTGCGGCGGTTCACGGTGCACCGTCGGCCGGAATCGGTCGAATCTGATGCCATTGGTGTAGCGCGACAATCTCACCTAATCGGGCCACCTCGCCACAATCAATGCAGTACACTAACCTAGTCGCGCTAAAGTCCGCCGGAATCTTGGCTGCCGCCGATTGAGAATCTACGACGATGACCTTCTCCTCGAACTTGGGGCACGAGCACTCCCGGCCACATTGGCCGCAGTAGTCGTCGCCTTTGTGCTCGTCTAAGAACGAGCAAATCTCGTCTATTTCATTGGGATCCATCGTTCGTTGCTTTCCTTTCGCAAAGAGAACCCTGCGCCGGTGCGAACCGGCGCAGGGGCGTGTAGGTAGGTTAGACTTCCGCTAGGAACTTCGCCGCGAGCAACGTGAGCTCGTCACGCTCAAATGAACGCTCGAACATGCGCGCGACCTTAGTGTTGTCGTCGCACCCGTTGCGCTGCGTCAGCAGGTGTTGCTCGAGGTCCGCGACGGCGTTGTACGCGCCCCATGCGGTCCAACGAACCGCGTCGAGGTCCGGTGCTTGCGCCGCCTCCGCCAGCAGCGTGCGCTTCTTGTTCACGTTCGTTATCATCCGACTGGTCAACTCACGGCCCGGCAAATCCTCCGGAACCGGGAACAGCACCTCGACCAGTTTGCGGTACGTTTCCTTTCCGATCGGCTTCGCCAGCAGTTCCTTGGCGAAGGCCTCGAATTGCTCGCGCTCTTTGGGGATTAGGGCCAGCATGCGCCGCCCGGCCTCGATACGCTCGGCGTAGTTTTTCGTGTGCCGAATGGAGAGCGTCTGCCCCTTCTCACCCATCGCACCGGCGAAGGTGTTGCAGCACACCACGCGCGTGTTCACGACCTTGCACCGCAGCGACGAACTCCCATCGTGAGCCGTGGTCGCGAGAAGAAACGTCCGAATCTCATCGTCCGCGATGTAGAGCGACTTATCCAGTCGCACCAGTCCCCAACCGACACGCCCGTCGAACAGCAGCCCAGCCGTTTCGTAGTGCGCGTAGCCGGGCCGCGACGTCAATTCGTCGCACACGCTAAACATCGTCGGAAAGTCGATAACCTCGTAACCTTCGCCGACCGCGACGCCCGGCAACGGTTGGAGCGTGTCCGACCGGATAATCGCGTACCGTTCGGGCACCTTGATCGGCGGCTCACCCGCATCTTTCGCCGCCTTCGACGCGTAGGTCAGCATCGGCGACTTCCCCAATCGGAAATCCATTCCGCACACCTTCATCATCTCGGCTGCCGTCGCGTACCCTTTCAGCTCCGTGGCCTGCCCGCGGTCCTCACCACGCATGCCTATCCACCAGGGTTGTTCACCGACATACGCCATGCGTTTCACGTTTGCGCTCATACTAGATTCCTCTCGCTCATACACCGTCCGTCTAATCGGCCGGTGGCCCCTGTCTCATCAGTCTCCGATCGGGGCGGCAACGGAGAAACCCGCGGGGGGCGAGCCCGCGGGTTCTCGACTAGGTTCGTTACGTGCCCGCACCTCCTGCGCCGTCGCGCGCCCAAAACTCTGCGAACGCCTCGCGCGCCTCGCGCGCCGTGGCGAACTTCTTGGGGTAGCCGTCGAAGTAGATGGGCGTTAGCGTGCCGCCCGCCTCGAACGAAACGAGGGCGAGACTACAGCCTGGGCCCCACCATTGGACACACAGCGCGGGCGTTTGCGGCAGGACCCATATCAGCCCGCCCGTGAGCGTATACTGCGCGCGCGGTGCGTTCGACGGTCGCACCCAAGGGGTCGCCGTGCCGTCCGCGTGAACGTGGCGCATCGCGCCGGATACGCGCGCCGCACGCCTAGGCATCGTGACCACCTTTTAGCGCCCCGCGCTTGGCGCACGACACCCGCGCGCGGCAGAGACCGTTCCGCAGGTTGCGCGCCTTCGTCGCCCGCCCGCAGTGGAAGCACCGCGCCTCGTCGTCGCCTTGCGGGATGCTGGCGAACACCTGCGCGACGAGCGCCGACATAACCGGGTCGACCTGGGCCAGCCGCTCGCGCGACACCTTGGGCCACGGAGAGCGCTCGTCGTTCGCGCCGACGTAGGCGCGTACCGACTCGGCAAAGTACTCGTCAACGCCGCTCGCGGCGTAGGCGGTCACGAACGCCCGCGCGTCGCGGAACGCCTCGCGCACGCGCTGATCGACGCCCGTGAAGTAAACGCCGCCGCCCAGCGCACAGTCGAGGCCGTGCGCGAACTCGTGGACCAGCGCCATGTCCGATGCAACTTCGCGCAGGTAGATGGTGCGTTCCGTGACCACGAACAGCCCGGCCGGCGCGACCGGCCAGGCATCAACGTCCACGCCCAAACGCCGGAGCTCGGGCGATGCGGCGCAGTACCCTTCGCCTGCCGCGAGAGGGCGCACGGCGATGCCGTGCGCCTCCGCGTACGCGATGACCGACTCCGGGTAGTAGCGCACCAAGCGCTCGCGCATGTCGGCCGGAATCCCCGCGCCGCCTAGCATGTCGGGCACCCTGGCCGTTCGCACGCCCCAATATCCGGGTCGCCGCCGTCGCACGCCACCTCGCCGCCTTCGTCGTCGAAGGTGAACGTGATCGGTACGAACGGTTGACGGTTGTCGAACGCCACGACCGCTCGCAACGCAACTTCGGGAAGGGCGAGTGACCAGTTACCGAACCGGCCGAACGTCGTGCCGCCGACGGTAGCCGTCGGGTCCCATTGTTCGCGCAGCGCGACCGCGACCACGCAGCATGCGCAGTAGTCGTGCGGTAAGCCTGCGCCCGGGTTCTCGCGCCAAGCGGCCACCTGTGCCAGCGCCTGCGCGTTGTGCGCTTCGGTCACGTGAATCGTCCGAATCATAGCGCACCATCCAAGTCCAGGGCGTTGAGCGCGTCCCGGAGCTCGCGCAGCGTCGAAGTCGGAATATGCACCGAACCGTCGGTGTAGAGACCACCGATGGGCCCAATCGCCATCTCAACAGGCCCCGCCGCCGCGGCGCACGCCGCCGGATAGTCGGCACGCGGCACGCGCGTGGTCAGGAGCACGCCGTTGTCCATCGCGCCCATAACGACCCGTGACTCGCCGCGCGCCTGGTCCCAGAACTCCTCCGCCATCGCGCGCCCCTTCTGGTACGCCGCCTCGTCCGACACCTTCGCCGCCGCCCCGTCCCCGATCGGCCACGCGAAGTACACCGGCGTCGCACCCGTCGCATCCGGCAGCCCGGCCGCAAGGTGGTGCGTCCCGTTGTGGTGCGTGCAGCCGAGCACCACTTCGCCCGTCGGAGCCTTGGCGCGGCACCCGCCGTTCGTCGCGCCGCCGATCTCCTCAACGGTCCCGTGGTTCCACTTCGACACCGACGAGCCCAACGTCGCCGAACCCGCCGCCGTCAGCCGATAGCGCACGCTATCGCCAATGTCCGCCCGCGCCCGTTCACTGAGGTCCTTCATACCGCCACCCCCGTAACGTCGCGAACGTAGTCTCCCGCGCCCTCGACGATAGCGACCATCTTGGCCACGATGTCAGCCGTGACCACCGATCTGCTACGCCCAGCCCGGATGAGGACCAGGGCGTTCCCGTGCCCCGCCGCGACGAGCCGCTCAACGTCTTTGTCGGTCAGGCCGCAGAACGCGGCTTCCGCCGTTACCACGCCTGCCTTCACGGCGGCGTCTAAACTGTTTGCCATTCGTACTCCCTTTCGCCGGGCCCGGCCATCCGCGGTGGCTGTCGATTCAGTACCGTCGTACACCGGGCCCCGCAGGGTCCGTTCGGCGCAAGCATGCTGTTCGCCCCCTACTCCCTGCTAAACGAAAAAATCTTTACAATTCCCATTTTCCTGCCGATCTCACCAAACTTTAATGTAGTCGGTTTGACCTGTAAAACCTTACACCGGTGCTAAACTATGGCACTGTAGCAACGCGAACTAGCTATGCTGTCGCATAGCTAGTGCGTAGTGAGCCGGCGACGCCGGCGTCTAGCTAGCGCGCGCTATGCGCGCGTAGCTATGACTAGCTACACCCGCTCGCGCGGGTGTAGCCACACCTAGCTACCCTCGGTAGCTAGGTCCCACCACTTGCTAGGACCGCCCTGGGGGGCGGTTCTAGCTACGTGGGGGGGTAGGGGGGGTACCTCTCTGACGTATACGTTTATCTGACTCCGCTTGCTCGGACGCTAGGGACATCGCGCCCAAAGCGTGGTACGCTTCGAGTACCGTGGACGACTACGAGCTCCGAACGCTCCTCGCGACGATCCTTCATAAGCTCACCGAGCTCACCCGAAAGGTGGATGCCGTGGCAACCTCTCAAGCCCAACTCGACGCCTACATAGAAAGCGTGCTCGTGCCGGCGTATGCCGCGCTCGAGGCGCAGGGGACGCAGATCTTGGCGGCCGTCAACGCCCTGGTCGCGGCCTATCAGGCCAATCCCCAGGAAGATCTGACGCCGCAACTGAGCGAGTTGCAGACCCTGGCCGGGAAGATGTCGACCGATCAGACGCAGGCCGGCCAGTTTTTGACCCAGCTCCAGTCGGAGACTCCGCCCAATGCGTCGTCCGGGGCGGGGGGGACGGCCACGCAGTCGGTGGCGGCATCGGCGCGCGTGACGGCGGCGGGGAACCCGGCGGGGGTCTCGGCGACGTCGCCGGGGCAGCCGGGGGCTGCCGGCTCGGGAGGGACCACGGTCGGCTCGGAGTAACACTCGGCGCACGCCGCACGCACGCCTGACCAGGGTGGGCCCCTCTCGATCGCAACCGTCACGCACAGGCGGGTGGGGCGGTCGAGGGGGGCTTGTTCATGTGAACGAGGGGTGCTAGAATCGGGGCATGCCGATGTACGAGTACGAGTGTCCTAGCCCAGAGTGCGGGCAGCGCGTGGCGCTGCGCCGCGCCTTTGCCGAGCGCGACCTGCCGGTCTTGTGTCCGAACGCCCTTCACCTCGCGTTCGAGGGCAGGGGGGACTGCGAGGAGATGAGGCTCGTGGTCTCGGTGCCCGGCGTGGCGCACGTTGAGGGCGGGACCGGCGCGTCGCGATCGGCGCGCTGATGTGCGTCGGGGACGAGTTTGACCAGGTGCCGATCGAAGACAAGGCGTTCTGGGAGCAGGTGGCCGGCCGTGACATGCATCAGCGCGCATACGATGCCATGATGGCGAGGATCGCCGCCGGCGAGACTGTCGAGGTCGAGCATGACCCCCCGTCGCCCATGTGCTACATCGACCGGCTCACGGCGCAGGAGGTTGTACCGTCGGCGGGGACGGCGCAGGGGGTTGTACTGTCGCCGGAGATCCCGCAGCAGCCGCGCATCCTCGACCGCACCCACGAGACCGATGATCCCGTGCCGCTTGGGAACGGGTGGACGCTCGTGTGGCACGCTGACTTTCGGGCGTTCGGGAGGCGGTGGTTCATCTCGGTCGAGCGCAAGCCGTGATCGTGGTGCATATCTCGCTCGCGGCGTTTTTGGGGTGCATCGTCAACGCCGTGCTGTGCTTCGCGAGAGGGGATGTGTCGGCTGTGGTGTGGTCCGTGGCGGCGCTCGGGTGGCTTGGGTCCGCGTGCAACGCCTTTGCGTTCGTCAATGCTTTGAAAGAGGTCGACAAGGGGTGTGGGAAGCCGTGAGCACCGAGGTTGAGGGAGGTCGCCAGGTTGCGCTTATCGTGCGTAAGGGGCCCGCGGCGAAGGTGTACTTCGATGACGAGAGCGGCCAGTTTCGCGTCAACGTCATCGTGCGTGGGGCGTTCGTTCCGCGGCGCTTCGCGGTGGCCCCGGTGGAGGGCCGGTGTAACGGCGATGAGGCGTTCGTGTGCTTCCCGCAGGGGGACGCTCTCCCGGCGGAGGTGACGGCGTGTTATCGGTTTCATACGTGGACGATCGACGTTGAGTTGACGCCGGAGGGGTGGAAGGTGGAGAGTGCCGGCTGAGTTCCGATGCCTGTGCTGCGGGCACGATTGGGTGCAAGGGGGGACGGATGCGGCGGCTGGGCCGGCCAACGGCCAGTGCGTGCGCTGCGGGTCCCTCGTTGAGCCCGCCACGATGATCGTCGAGACCGCCCCGGATGCGACGGTGGTGATGGTTCCGAATCGGCCGGGGCGGGATTGGGAGCATCAGGCCCACGCGCCGCAGGGCCGCAAGCCCTCGAAGGATGCGCTCGAGTGACGCGCCGGTCGGGGCAGGATCATCCGGCTGCGAAGCTGACTGAGGAGCAGGTTGCGGCGATCCGCGGCTCGCACATGGGGCCCTCGGAGTTGGCGCGGCTGTTTGGGGTGTCGAAGGCGACCATTTCCCTCATTAAGAGGGGTAAGTCGTGGACTGCTCCCCCGCAACCACAACCACAACCGGGTGTGGGGGGTGGAGAGCAGGCTGCGGTCGGTCGTAGCGCTCCCGAGCCGGTCCAGGGGGGGTCCGACGTAGCACGAACGGCGGACGCGGCAGGCTCGGGAGCGTTCCCGGTGGACCGGCGGGCCGCGAAGTGAGGCTCGCCATGACGTTCCTGGTCGGGTCCGTGATCGGCGACGTCTTTGGGACGGTCGTCACCTGGCTGACGCTGCACGGGGGGCACGGTTTGTGAGCAGCACGGTGCCGGTGGTCGAGCGCATTATGACGCCGTTCGGGGACACGGTGGTGCTGGAGATGCTCGAGGATCCCTCGCCGCTCTCGAAGATCGTGTTGCCGCAGGGCGCGCGGGTGCGGTATGACCGGGCCAAGCGGGCGCGCATCGTCGACGTCGGGCCGGATTGCAAGGAGCGGCTGCATCCGGGGCAAGAGGTCCTGGTCGCCCCGCGGTTCGACGGCGTGGCGCTCAACGTGCCGGGTACCTCGAAGGACGCCGGCCACTACACGGTCACGGTCTCGAAGGCGATCGTCGCCACGCTCACGGAGGGCCCCGACCCCGCGGCGCTGTACGCGGCGCTCGAGCGTATCCTTGCCCAATTCGACGACCTGCGGGGGACCGAGTACGAGTGGGTGGCCGTTCACCTCGCCGTGCGGCTGACGGGCCACCCGACGGTGGAGAGCCGGACGGCCGAGGCGCTGCTGCGGTTCTACACGCTGGACGTCAAACCGTGAGGGAGGTGACGGCGGCGCTGCAGGCGATCGAGCGCGAGCAGTTCGTCGAGCCCGCGCGGCGGGCCGCGGCCGAGCGGCGCGCGACGACGCCGGAGCTTCGGCTCTTGCAGAAGCACTACTACAAGATGGGCGAGGACGATGCCGCGCGACTGGCGCGGGTGGACCCGCGCCATCACCAGTATGGGTGCCGGTGCTTTTCCTGCGACAAGGACGAGAAGCCGTGTCCGATCGAGGGTTGTTCGGCCGTCGTCAAGGGGACGATACGGCTCGCCGGCCATCTCGAGTTGCACCGCAAGAAGGCCCGCAACGCCGCGAGCGCCGTGCGGGCCGCGACCAAACCGGTCGGGCTGCCGTTTTTGGAGGCGCTGCTCGGAGATCCCGCGCGGGTCGCATCCATTGACCTGCGCGAGCTGCGGGCCTTGGAGGCGCGGCTGCGCGTCCCCGGCCGGCGTCGCGTGCGGCGAACCGGCCTGCTGCGCCAAGTGCTGCTGTCGATCGACGCGCACCCGAACGACCCGGTTGCGGTCCAGGCCCAACTACCGCCCGACCTCGCGCGTGTCATCTACCGCCTAGCGGTGGTGGCCGGCGTCAGCGCGCCGTCGGTCGTGGCCGCGATGCTGTCGTGGGGCATCGAACGGTTCGCCGAAGATTTACGGAAGGGCCGCGCTGCGACTGCGCCCCACATTCCGAAGGGACTGGCCGAATGATGGAGATGCCCGAGAGCCTCTCGCGTGGGATAGAGCTCGCGCAGGCCAAGGACGACCTCAAGGCCGAGATCGACGGGCTCACCGAGCGCGACTCGGCGGTGCTCATCATCGGCCGGCGGTGGATGAAGGACGGTAGAGAGTGGTCGAGCGTCCACGCTATGCGGAGGCTCGCGCACCACTTTGAGTCAATCGGCATGCTCGAGTTGACGCTCGCTCAAATGTATAACGACCACGGCGATCCCAAAGCCGACGATGATTGAGTCCGGTGCGTTCGTAAAGAGCCGCTGGGTCTACACCGGGTGCCCGCGGGACTCGGTCGTGCGGCGGCTGCGCTTCCGCAAGGACCACGTTCTGTTCCGGCCGTACTCACCGCGGGGCTTCACCGCCGGTGGTTTGTGGCTTGAGCGCAACCCGAACCACCCGAAGATCTGGGGCTGGGTGCTCGCCGCCGACGCGAACAGCGATTTGGATCCGGGCGTGCAGCTCGTGGTGAAGCGCTGCATGGGCGAGCTCGTCGGCACGGAACGACCCACCAAGGAGCTCTACCCCGGCCATCGCTGGGAAGTCATCGCCCTGCCGATCAACGCGATCGCGCTCGCCATCAACCCGCCCCTCGTTAGAATGGAGGCTGCCTAGTGCCCAAGATCAACGAAGCCGGTCTCGAGCTCATCGAGAAATACGAAGGCTTCTCGCTGCGCGCGTACCCCGACCCCGGCACCGGAGCCGAGCCCTATACGATCGGCTGGGGCCATACCGCGAACGTCCACCCCGGTTTTGCGATCAACAAGGCGCAGGCGGTGACGTTCCTCGAGAACGACCTGCAAAACGCCGAGGCCGAGGTCGAGAAACTGGTCGAGGTCGACCTCTCGCCAAACCAATTCGCGGCCCTCGTGTCATTCCAGTACAACACCGGAGCGCTCGCGGGCTCGACGCTGCTCAAAATGCTCAACCAAAAGAACTTCATGGGCGCAGCCGGCCAGTTCGGAGCGTGGGTCTACGCGGACGGCCAGGTGCTGCAAGGACTGGTGGCCCGGCGCGCAGCCGAGAAAGCGCTGTTTCTTACTCCATGAACCTGATGATACCGAGTCTCGGGACGATCCTCGTCATCATTCTCGTGCTTTGGCTCCCGGGGGTACTCCGATGACTGCATCTCCGACCGATAACACGCCGACCCCGGTCCATCCGAAGGTCCAGAACGCGACCATTTCGGGTGGTGCGGCGGGCGCGCTCACGATCATCGTGGTGTGGGCGCTCTCGCTCAAGAACGTCATCGTCCCAACCGAGGTCGCGCTTTCGTTTAGCACCATATTTTCGGCCGCGGCGACGCTCGCAGGCGGCTATTTCACCCCCAATCCACCCGAATTGTCCGGCCCAGGGCCGGTGAAAGCTCCATAACATGGCAACGACCTCCATCGAGACCTCAATTTTCCAGGACCTCGGCATCGCCGAGCTTATTTTGGGCGACATCGCCGCATTTTCGGCCGGCCAGCCGGTCACGAGCCCCAAATCCATTCAAATCGGCGGGCAGGCGTGGATTCCGACCGTCCAAGTGCTCCCGAACGGCCCCACTGCACCCTTCGTGACCGTGTCGGGCGGCATCATGGCCGTCTTTTCGGTCGGCCTCGAGTTGTTCGAGGAGTTTTCGGCCGGCGCTTCGATCGCGCTCGCCTTCAAGTTCGGCAAAACTTGGTACGGCTTCACGCTTGCGCCCGAGCCGAGCGTGCCGTCCTCCATCGGGCTCGTACAGTCGCACTTGGGGCCCACGGCGACGATCACCATCTCGGGTAAAGAGTGAAGATCGTCGTTGAAACCATCCCACACAGCGAGCAGCGCTACGACACGACCGGTGATTGGCAGTACCTTGAGGACGGAACGCTCGTCGTCAAGGTCTCGCGCCTGCGCCACGAGCGCTCGGAGTGGCTCGTCGCCATCCACGAGATCGTCGAGGCGTTTCTGTGCCGGCAGTACGGACTCGCCGACGCGGCGGTTACAGCGTTCGACGAGCAATTCGAGAAGCAGCCGAATCCGCAGAACATCGAGCCGGGCGACCACCCGGATGCGCCCTACCGGGACGAGCACTGCTTCGCAACCGCGGTCGAGCGCATGCTGTGCGCCGCCATCTCCTACCCCTACTCGTACTACGAAGCCGACGTCTACGCCGTGAGCAAGCACGGCTGAAAGGACCCCTCCCTATGGCTCTCGACCCCAACGTGTTCCAGAGCGCGGCGATGTCCGCGATGGAACGCGCGACGCAGGCCCAGCGCCAAGCGCAGGAGACCGCACAGGTCCTCTCGTTCTGCGTCCAGATCGTGTGCAACCGCGACAAGCTCATCCTCGACCAACACGAGCCCTCGCAGCGCTCCGTGCTCATCCTCGACAACGCCGAACGGGTCGTGCTCGCGTATCTCAAAGGGGTCAAGACGCAGGAGGCCGAGGCGGACAAGTGAGGCCGCTCCGCGACTACGTCCTCATCGTGCGCGATCCCGAGGAGACCACCTCGAGCGGTGGTGTGGTCCTGCCTGACACCTCGGCCACCGCCCAGGCGCTCCAGCGCCCGAGCACAGGTGAGGTCATCGCGAAGGGGCCGAAGGTGACGGACGAGATCGCGCTCGGCGCGCGCGTGACCATCTCGGCCTATGCCGGCGTCGAGGTGCCGCCCGACAAGCCCGACGATCCGGTGTGGCTCCTGGCCCGTGAAGGGGAAATAATCGCGATTCGGGATTAGGCAGGAGTGAACGACGACTTGCGGGGGTTGCTCGACGACCTCGACCGCGCTACAATAATGCCCGCGACTCCTTTCGCTACGCCGCAGCCGCCCCCCGTGTACTCCGAGGGGTGGCTGTATCGTTTCTGGAGGGATGATTGGGGCAGCCCGGTCTCTCCCCAACCGCACTGCGAGATGGCCGACTACATTCAATCGGCGCTCGGCGACTGCTCGTTCTCGGGCAGCGAGAAGAAGCTCGTCATGCTCGGCGTCCCGCGCAACACGTTGAAGACGACCAACGTGTCGGAAGCGACGCCGGTCGCCGTTCTCACCAAGAACCCGAACGCGAAGATACTGCTCGACGGCTTCCGCCATTCGATCAGTAAACTCCGGCTGCGCGCGATTCGCCGCAAGCTCGAACGCGACGTCGTCTTAGATCAGAAATACGGCACGATGGCTTGGAAGCCGATGTTCCGCGAGGATATTTGGAACGCGGCCGAGATCCGCATCACGGCCGCGACCGACCTCGGCGTGCGCGAGTCGTCGATCGCGACGGCCGGCGTCGACTCCTCGGCGACGTCGCAGCACTTCGACCTCATCATCCCCGACGACTTGGTCAACGAGATCAACTCACGCACGCAGGACTCGCGCGAGCGCGTCTACGAGCATTTGATGGATCACATGGCGATCCTCAATCCCGGCGGCGTGATCCTCATGGTGTTCACGTTTTGGCATGTCAACGATGCCTACGCGCGCATCATCAAACTCGACGAAGCGCGCGAGCGCCGCGGCGAGCGGCCACTGTGGCGCAAGATGATCCGCTCGTGCTATGACGGCCCGAACGGCCTCTACTGCCCGACCCGCCTTTCCTACGAGCACCTCGAGGAACAGCGCGAGCTCATCGGCCCCTACCGCTTCGCCGCGAACTATTTGATGAAGCCGATCGCGGATGAGGACAAGACCTTCAACATGGACGCGCTCAAGATGCGCCCGTTCAAGTTCTTCTCCACCGCCGAGCAGAGCTTCGGCGGCGTCATCCGCACCGAGAACGACGCGCAGTACATCGTCGAGACCACGATCGCGTGGGATCCGATGGGCCGCAAGGTCCGCAGCACCTCCGACTCCCACGGCATCACGGTCGTGGCGACCGACGTCGACGACAGGTGGTGGATACCCGAAGCGCTCTCAATCAAGACGACGCCCGAGTCCATCATCAACCGGATGTGTCTGCTCATTCAAATCTACCGGCCGTGGACGGTGTCGATTGAGGACGTCGTGGGCCAGGGGCTGTGGCTCGACATGTTAGCCGACGAGTGCGTGCGGCGCGGTATCGGCGTCGGGTTCACCGAGTTTGCGACGGGCGGCATCCCGAAAGAGCAGCGCATCATTCTGCTGCAACCGCGCTGGGCGCGCGGCGGCATGATCCTTCGATCGAAACCGGATGCGCCCGACGAGCCGATGCACAAGGAGTTTTACAACCAACTCGACACGTTTTCGCCCGGCGGCATCGACCACGAAGACGTCCTCGACTCCCTGGTGCAGCACCTCCGGCTCACCCGCCGGCCCGACATTCGCGCGCTCCCGCGCGGCGAGAGCAACCCGGTCGACCCCGAGTACGCCGCCTTCCGTAAGCGACAACAGCAGGATGATCCGGGGATGCCGCTCACCGGCCGGTTCGGGACGACCTGGACACCGTAGGGCCCCAGGCCGTATGATGGACCGCAAAGTGGAGGGACCATGCAAAAAGACGGAATGACCAAGAAGGCGATCGCGAGCCCGAAGCCGATGTCGCTCTCCGAGGCGATGGGTCGCGAGAAGCAGCCGGGCCTCGGCACCCCGCATATCGGGCCGAGCAAAGTCAACGACGAACTCAAAGGCGGTCGTGGGGCCAAGGGCGGCGGCAAGGGCGGGTCGGGCGGCGTGAAGTCGACGGCCGGCTACGACGTCAAGACGCGCGTGAGCTTCGGCTCGGCAGCGAAGAAGAAGTAGCTTGGCCCGCCAAAAGAAGGGCATGCCGCGGGCGATGAAGCTCGAGGCCATGTCAAAAGAGCCTGCGATGCCGAAGGCCCCCAAGGTCGAGAAGCCGCAGAAAATCTCCGCCAAGCTCCCGGCGCTCCCCAAAGAGAAGATGCAGAAGCCGCCCCGCGAGCCCAAGGCGCGGGTGCCGAGCGCTCGGGCCACGAAGCCGCCGCACGTTGCGGCTCCAAAACTAAGCCGCCCCAAGAAGGGGTAAACCGTGAAGCGTCGCGCTCTACTCGCCGTCAGCATCGCCGTGTTGATGGTCTTGCCGTCGCTTGTCCGCGCTCAACTCGGGCCGAACGTCACGAGCGGCCTGTTCTCCTCAACGAGCGCGAGCGGGTCGTTCCCCCGGCTCAACGTCAAGGGGGACCAAACCTGCACCTTCTTCGTGAACAGCGGCGGTGGTGCGACCTTCACCGTCACCGGGGCCAGCGACGCCGGCGTGAGCGGCACCCCGACGATGGTCACGAACGCGCTGTTTCCCTCGAGCGGCGTCATCGTGGCCCCCGCCGCGAACACCTACTACTCAGGCTCGGTCTCGTCCCTCAACACCTTCTTCCAAGTAACGTGGACCGGCAACACCGGCACCGTCCAGGGGACCGAGAGCTGCACCGCCGCTAACTCGGGCGGCACGTTCACCGGCACCGTGACGGCCAACGTCCCAACTCCGCTCTCGGTGATCGGGCCCGGCGGCTCTCCAGTCCCGGTAAATATCTCAGGGGGCACCGGGTTTCCGACTCCCGTGCCGTATGCGACGAGCGCGGGCACGGTCCTCAAAGTTGACGGCTCCGCCGTTACCCAGCCCGTTAGCGGCTCGGTCACGGTTTCGGGCACCGTCACGGCGACGGGCGTCGCGACCCCGGTTCCTTATGCGACGAGCGCCGGCACCGTCCTAAAAGTAGACGGCTCTGCCGTAACTCAGCCTGTTTCCGGCACCATCACCTGTTCAAATTGCACAGGCGCTACCCCGATTCCCTATGCTACAGCGGCCGGCACGATCCTAGAAACGCAGATCGTGAACTCGCCTGCGCCAACGTACACGCCGCCCGTGGTCGCGACGACGCCGACGCCGGGGCTGCCCGTGAACGCGGCCCTGCTCGGGTTCAATGCCTCCGGGCAGACCCAGGGCGTGTCCGTGGACTCGAACGGTTACGTGAACGTGGACTGCAAAACCAACTGCACGGTGTTTCCGTATGGGACCTCGACCGGGCAGACGGCGCTCTCGAACTCGTTCTTGGGGGCGGCGCTCGTCGGCTCCGGTGGCACGGTCGCGCCGTTACAAGGGGACGCGGCCTGGAACCTGTACGTCGCCGAGCGCGCGTCAACAGGCGGCGGGTTCACGCACTACAGCGCCACCTCGATCACGGCCGGGACGGCAGCCACGATCTCGTCCACGGCCAACACCACGCTCGCGGCGCTCACCGTGTCCTGGTCCGTGCCGTCCACGACGACGAACTGTTACCTGACGCTCTACAACTCGGCCTCGCCGACGGTCGGAACGGGCTTCGTTGCGATCTACCCGATCAATACCGCCGCGCCGGGCGAACTCGCGCTTCCGATCCCGCCGACGATAGGCGGCAAGTTCAGCACAGCTATTTCCTACGCGCTGACGACGACGCCCACGGGCTCGACGGCGTGCAATTCCGCCAGCAATCAGGTTTGGCTCGACGCCTGGTACATCTAATTAGCGAGCAAGAGAAACCTAGCGACGAGCAAATCGCGGACGGGGCTCGCCGCATCCTCACGGCGATTGACAACGGCACGTTTCGCCGCGATGATCCCGGCGCGATCCGCATGATCGGCGAATGGGCGTTCGATAACCTCGCGGCCCTGGTTCGTTTCTGTGCGTTCTTCGTGCTGTTCGTGACGGCGATCTTTCCGTGCGCGGCGAGTGCGGCACCGGCGGTTGTACAGAGCGTTCAGTGTTCTACCGTCGGCTCAGCGTGTAGCACAATCACGCTTTCAGCGACTCCGACGGCCGGGGACGCCGTAGCCGTTATGGCTGTGGGTGCGGGCGTGGGTAACGCACCAGGCAACATTTACGCCGATGCATCCTCCCATAATCTAACTATTCAGGCGAACCCTTATTATACTTCAACGTGTGCTGGAGGAGGCAACTGCGCTTCCGCCGTTCAAGCGTATTTAGCGCCATCGGGACTTTCGAGCGGAGCCTACTCAAGTTTCGGTTCTGGAGGTTGTAACTGTGCTGGCGTTGGGGCCGTAGAGATGAGCGGCGTAAATGCAGCGGTTTCAACAAGCACCGTCGGCACGTCTACTACCGCCACGCTTTCCGGGTTCCCCTCGGGCTCGATTATCGCGTTTGCCGTATCGCAATCGGGTTCGACAAGCAACCCGACGATCTCCAATGCAGGCACCGTCACCTATCTCAATCCTTACTCGTCTGGGTCCAACCTCGACGTTTCAGGGTTTGCCATCGCAAGCGGTACGTCTACAACACTTACTTTAGGGGCTAGTGCGACTTCTAATTCGGTTATTGCTCTAACCGCGTTCTACTACATCGCCCCGACCGTCACCGTATCGCAAACCTGCGTGCAGTCAGGCACGACCTGCGTGTTCGGTTCCGCGCCATCGAACGGGAGCGAGGTGGTTGGCGCGGTCGTCGGGGACGGCACCTGCACTCCTACAGTCACGGATTCTAACTCCGTTGCGTTGACGAGCCGCTACTGTTTTGGCATTGACGCTAGCTCGGGCCTGAGCGGCCAGGACTACAAGGTATCGGGGTCGCCGACCTCGACCTACGCCTGCCTGAGTGGCCCAACGTGCGCGCTATTAAACGTAACAGGCACGACGCTGCCCGGCACCTACAGTTCCACGACGGGACCCGATAGCGGCGTTGTTTCAACGAGCGTTGCAACGACCCCGGGCGACCTTGTTGTGTGCGCGGCTAGCGGTGGCGTGTCGGCGTTTTCGGGAATGAGTTTCGTGTCGGGCGTAAACTTCAACGTTCAAAACCTCTACTATAGCTACGGCGGGGGAGGTTCGAGTAGGGCCGTTATCTATGCGACCGCTACGGGAAGTTCTGCGACCTGCCAAACCAGTAGCTCCAACGCCGGATTTACGCTCGGGATCGGCCTTGCGGACTACACCCCCGGCTCATCGTCATCGACGAGCAAGGCGTGCAGCGCGTTCCCCTGGCCGTGTGCTTTCCAATCCGGCTACGCCCCGCGCCGCAAGGCAACGCTCGCGGACCTGCTGCGCTAGTGTTCCGCATCGCGCTCCTGGTCGCCGTCCTGGTCCTGTGGCTCACCGCAGGCGCGCAAGCGCAACCGACCGCCACCCCCACGCCGCTCTACACGTTCCCGCCGAGCGTGCCGTCCGCCACGCCGATCCCCTTCGGCACCAACCCGGCCGAAACCGACACCGCCGCACCGTGCGTACTCCCGAGCGGCAACGCCGTTTCTACCTGCGTTGACGACGCCGATGCGGTCGCCTCCTCAATCGCGAACATCAACTCGCAGTTCTGCACCTCCACCACCGCGTTCTCGGGCTCGCCGACGACTGCCGACACGCTCGCAATCGACGGCACGCGCTTCATCATGCGGCGCGTCCGCGACGGCCTCGGCATCAACGGCGGCTGCCACAACACGACCGCCCTGCAGGCGTTCTTCACCCTCGAATACGGTGCGAAGTCGATGCGCGTCCTCGACGGCGTTGACGGCATTTGGTTCGCTCCGGCGGAGTTGGCCGCGATCCAAGCGATCTGTGGCTGCTTGCAGAGCATCGCGTATTGGAACGAGAGCGATCAGTTGTTCGATCCGCCCGTGCAACTGTACGCTGCCGGCGGCACCATCGCCGCCGGGTCAACGACCGTTGCGATCCAGTACAGCGGCAGCGGTGCTCAGACCAACCAGGCCGGGAAGTGGATCGTCCCCGGCCAACTGTACCAGATCACGGACGGTGCAAGCAGCGAACTGGTGACGGTGCTCTCGGCCGCGCAGCAGACCGACGGCACGGGGTCAAGCGTCGTCCTGCAGCACCCGACGGCGTTCTCGCACGCGAGCGGCACTGCGCTCAACTGCTGGAGCACGACCGGCGCGTGCCCCGACTTCACCTACCCTGCCCTGAATTGGTACCACTACACCGCGCCGTACCTGCGCGCAAACGCCCCGAGCCTGGAAGTGCTGTGCCCGTCGATTGCGCTGCCGATCACCAAGAGCTACCTGTTCCAGAGCAACGCGAACGGCTATCCGGGGTGGTCCTGCGACACAACCGAGATTCACAATTACACGATCTATAACCCCGAGAGCGCGAGCGGCGACGGCTATGTTGGGGTCGGCCCGCAGCATCTCCCGTGCGCGAGCGGCGGTCACAGTTACGGCTGGGTCGCCAATACTTGGTGCGTCAAGAATCAAGAGGTCGGCCCCGGCTACGAGAACCGCCCGACCGTCACCACGGAAAATAGTTGGCAGCAGTACCCCTACGGACAGACGCCATCGACCGGAGCGACCGGAGCGATCCCCGACAACGTGGCGCTGCACTACTACGTTCGGGCTGCCTTCGAGAACCTCGATGACGGCAACATCGAAACGTACTACTTCCCGTGGCAGCAGGGGCAGGACGGCGCGACCTCGCCCTTCTGTGAGTACGGTTGGATTATCACGAACAACTGCGGACAGACGTATCCGGGAGCACCGTACTACTCGGCGGCGGCAACCGCGCTCATGTCTACCGTGCGCTGGCTTACGGACGCCGCCTGTCCATACTCGAACTTCCCCGGCGACATCACCTGTTCGTTCACGCCGAACGTCACGATCGGAACGTGGTCCTCGAGTGCGCTGCCGTTCAACGCGCGCACGATCGAGAACAGCGCCGGGTATGTCTGGGTGTTCTTCGGTCAGGGGTGCGACGAGTGGGATACGGTCGGCCAAGCGCCGATAACGTGTGCAACGCAGAGCGAAACCTACACCTCAACCGACCTTGCGACGGCAACAGGCGTCGGTGTGACGAGCCTTGACGACACGACCACCGACCCGACCCCTCCGCCCCGCAGCGTGACCTACGCGGACGGGACGAGCGCCACCCACAACGTCTGCCCCGACGGCCCCGCCACGACGAACTACTACGGCTGCTGGAAGCCGGTCACGGCGCTCACGCCCTCGAGTAACGCCGTGACCGTAACGAGCCAGGGCGACCCGCAGGTGCTCGTGTATCAGCTTGCGACCGCGCCGGCCAAAACAACCGCGACCGCTCCGCCCCGCAGGGCGCTTGCAACCTACACCGTACCGACGACTTGGGGGATGTTCCCGTGACCTGGCTGCTCGCGCCCCTGCTCGCCATCGTCGCCGCCTCCCCCGCGCCGTCCCCGACCCCGGTCCCAACGTGGACGCCCTGGCCCGAAGTCACGGCCCCGCCCCTCACCGCCGACGAGATCGACGCGGCCCACCGCCGCGAGCGCAGACAGGACGCCGTCATCCTCTACGGCCTCATGCGCCCGTACTGCGGCCCCGACAGCGGCGGCTTTAGCGGCGTCCCGTCCTTCTCTGCCGAAGGCTACCCCGTGACCGTTCAGTGCGTGCGCTACAAGATTCGGGTGGACGCCCCCGGTAAAGCCACGCGCATCCCTTGAACTTGCGCGCAGGGCTGCTCGGCGTCATCCTGGTCGCGGTTATCGCAGGCCGGGGCGCAGCATCTCCGCAGCACCTCGCCGTCTTTGCCGCAACCGATGCGCGCACGACCGTCACGCCGTCACCGTCGCCGACGATCGGCGGCCAGTCGACGAACACCTACAAGTTCGCCGGCGGCATCCTCACGATCATCAACCGCTTCTTCTTCCAGCCCGCGTCGCCAGGACCGAGCCCGACGCCGACCCCCACGCCCTCTCCTACCCCAACCCCCACTCCGACCCCGACTCCCACCCCCACTCCAACTCCGACCCCGACACCTACGCCAACGCCTACACCCACGCCCACTCCAACACCGACGCCGACGCCCACACCTACCCCAACGCCGACCCCAACACCGACTCCCACGCCAACGCCGACTCCGACGCCAACGCCTACCCCGACGCCGAGCCCCGGCCCGACGCTCGCGGCCACGCTCTGCATCGGCGGGCAGACGTACACCCTCGGCGACTTCGATAATTTCCAGGCCGACTCGTCCATCGACGTTGCCGACGCCTGGCCCCCGAGCGGGCACGAATGGAGCAACCAGTACAGTTTCGGACGAGTAAATAACGCGGGAGCGGACGCTGCGTACTATCCATCGCTCTCACAGATAGCAACGTGGTCCTCGGAATACGGCTCGCACTACGGCCCCGTTCTTCAACTCGACCCCGGTGCCGGCGTGCAGATTAACACCTACCCGGCCAGCCTTGCGAATACGTCGCTCGCCTCGAACTACACGGCCGGCACTACGACAGTCGTCGTCGCATCAAACAGCGGTATTGCCGTTGGTGATACCGCAAAGATCGGCATGGGGAACGGCACGGGTACTTACATGGGAGACTACGGCTCAGGGACGAATTGCGGCACCGGCTCGGGACAGAGTTACGCGAACTGCGTTGTGCCGAAAGTGACGGCGATCTCCGGTACGACGATTACGCTCGACCGGACCTTCGCGTTCAACCATTCGAGCGGGACGCACATCACCTTCACCCCCTCAGACGTCGAAACGGCGCTTGAGTCCGGCGGCTCCTACGCCTGGACGATCGGCTTCCTCTCGGGGCTGCTGGCGAACAACAACAACGACACGACGGGGTATTGGGTCTACGACTCGGCGCTCGACGCGAATAACACCTCGGGCGATGAATGGTGGCCGTCGGATTGGCTGCTGAACATGACCGGGTCAACGCCCTACAACGAGTTTGACAACTACGAGAACTACTCGAACAACATCTTCTACGCCAACTTTCTCCAGCAGACGCAACAGTGCAATAACGTTAGTGGACACAACGGGGCAGCGTGTCCTAGCCCGAACTACGTTCGCCCGACCGGCATCACCGTCACGAACTTCCACACTTATGCTACCCTCATCACGAACGGCTACGGCTACGCCGCGATGTTTATCGACGGCACCGCAGAAACGCCGCAGTGGACGATCTACAACCAGGCTCCGCTCGACCCGATCCTGCAGACCCAGGTGAGCGGGAACTACGTCGCCCCCGACCCCGAAACGTCAACCTCTGCTCATATCGTGAAGTACTACGCCCACTACACGGCCTCGCCGCTCACGGCGTGCAGCGGCGGTATCGCCACGCCGTCGCCGTGAAGCGCCCGTTCGGCGCGCTCGTCCTCCTGCTGAGGACGACGGAGTTCGCCTCGGAAACGACGCTGGGCGACATTGGCAAACTGCTCGGAGAGCCCGCGGAGCGGGTCGCCGATGCACTGGTCGCGATTCGGATGCTCGAAGGCCAGCCGACCTACCTCGACCTCAACGGTAACGTCCGATGACCGCAGGCGACCTTCAGGGGCTCTTGACCGCAGCCGGGATCTTCCTCACCGGGGCTGCGGCCTTCGTGTCGGCCGCACGCAACGCCGTCACGTTAAAGCGCGTGGAGCGTAATACGAATGGCATCAACGTCGACTTCGAGGCCCGCGTCAAAGCGGCGATCGACGAGCTTGCCGCCGAGAAGATACGCACCGCCGTGCTCGAAGCGACCAAGGAGGCCCAGCAAAGCCGCATCAACCGGCTCGAAGCCGAGCACCCGCACTCCACGGAGGGGCAGTAAACTGTGCGAATGGACGCCGACGCCGTGACCGAGCCGTGGGAACATCCTAGCGGTGGATACCAAGCCGCCGGACGACCTCTCCTCGCGACGCTGCAGGCGCAACGCCCCCCGTCATGGTGCTAGTATGGCCTTCTGGGGCAGTACTGCAGAGGATAGTGGCAACCTCGGCCGGCGGCTGGACACGGCGCTCCTAGCGGTTGCGACGCGCGCGGACCTCGAGCGGCTTGAAGCCAAGATGGTCCTACGGGAAACGCTGGAGGAGCGCCTCAAAGTCGAGAAGCACGATCGCGAATCCCTCGACGGCAAGATCGCCGCGCTCACGGCCGACCTCGAAAAACTCGCCGACAAGTTGGAGGGCCTCCCCAAGACGATCATCGGCTGGCTGTCGGGGGTGATGGTCATCCTGGCCGCGGTGGTGACGGTGACGCTGCACCTATCGGTCGGGGTTCACCCCTAGCGACGGGTACGGCATCGGCCCCCCTGGAACATCTCACCTTTCCGGCGTCCTTGAAGTGAGGCGACTATGAACGGCATCGGTCTGTGGTACTGGCTTTTCCTCGTGTTCGGGGTCATTCTGCAGGGCGGGCTCGGCTACCAGGGCCGCGCGGCGAACCAGTGGTGGTGGGGGCCGTCGCTCTTGCAAACGATCCTGTTCGTATTGATCGGCTTGAAGTTGTTCGGTCTACCGTAAGTCGTAGATGCCTCGGAAGCTATTCGCGACCCAAACACAGAACCCGAAGGTCCCTCTCTCACGGCCGATCCCGAAGATTGACGACACCGAGCGGGCCGCGATCGGCAACGTCCTCACGAACCTCATTCAAATCAACCTCGGCAACCGCTCTCGACTCGACCAAAACCTCGACATTTGGAACGCGATCCTCGAGATGCGCGGCAAGCCGCTCAACATCCCGTGGGAGGGCGCGTCGCACATCGTCGGGCCGACCGTCTACACGGCCTACTACGAGTTTTGCTCGCGCACGATCGGTTCGTGCTTGCAGCCGCGCCCCTACACGCTGCGCGGCACGGACCCGATCAGCGCGCAGTACGCGCACACCGTCGAGCAGTTTTACAACTCGGAATGGGACAACTGCGATAGCTTCGACGCACACGAGCTCTGCATCCGCTACGGCGCACGCGACGGAGTCGCCATCATGGAAGTGCTCTACGACCTCTCGACGCACGAAGAAATGTTCGACGTCGAGGAGGGCGTCTTCGACGACAACGCGCAGGCGGTGCTCGGGCCGGACGGCAACCCGCTCACCAAAACGACGCAGAAGGTCGTCAAGTTCGTCGACTACGACGCACCCCGCGAAGAAGCGGTCGACCTCAAGAGCTTCCTGTTGCTCCCCAACTTCGCGCGCACGATCAACAGCGCTCCCGGCGTCGCGCGCAAGGTATGGCTGACCGAGCAGGACATGCAGGCCAAGGTCAAGGCCGGCTATTGGGACCAGGACACGGTCGACGCGATTATTCAGTACTGTAGCGAGGGCGAGGGGGAGCAGGCGCGCGACCCGCAGGGCAACTCCCAATACACCATCTCCGGCATGATTAGCGTGGTGGACACCGCCATCTCCGGCGCGACCGACATTCCGATCGCGCGCGGGCCCTACGAGTTTTGGCGCATCCACACCAACCTGTTCGACCTCAACAAAGACGGCTTGTTCGAGGAGAACATCTTTTGGCTGCACGATTCGAGCCGCAAGAACCCCGGCGTCGTACCCTACGACTACTTCGGTGGCCGGCCGTTCTTTGACTTGGCTATGATCCCGCGGCCGGGCGTCTTCTACGGTTTCAGCATCCCGGAAATAGGCCGCGCGCAACAAGAGGAAAACGACACCCAAACCAACTCGCGGCTCAACCTGCTCGACCTCTCAACGCGGCCGAACCGCTACCGCACGCAAGGCGTGCGCTACCGCAACGACAACGGCACCTCGGATAAGTGGGACCTCGACGTCGAGATCGAAGTCACCAAGCCCGACGACTTCGGGTTTGTGAAGCCGCCGCAGATCCCGCCCGAGTCGATGATCGAACAGGAGAAGATCACCGCCATTCTCGACCGCGCGCTCGGCTCGCCGCAAGCGCCGGCCGCAGCCCCGCCGGTCGGTGGTGTCCAGCAGCGCTCGGCGCGCGCCGCCGCCTTCCAAGCGCAGTTGATCGCGATGAACCTCAACCTGGTCAACGAGCGCGTGCGGCGTTGGATGCTGAAAATCTACCGCTTCAAGGCCGGGCTCTACCAGCGCTACGGCCCCGACCAACTCGAAACGTCGTCGGAGGCCGCGACCGGCCCCGCGCGCATGGTCGTGCCCAAAGAGATTCTCGCGCTCGACTACAAGTACGGCATCTCAGGGCTCGGTGGTGCGCTCGACAAAGAGCAGCGCCGCCAAGACGTTCTGATGCTCACGCAGGGGTTGCTCGACACCCCGCTCCAAGCGCTGTTCGTCGGCAACTTGCCGCGGCTGTGGAACCTCGCGCGGCTCCTGGTCGAGACCTACGACGTCCCCGACATCACGACGTACATCGGCACGCTCGACGAGGCGCAGCAGCTCCAGGTCGCCCAGCAGAAGGCCGCGGCCGATCAGGCCCAGCTCGACGCGATGATGCAGATCCTCTCGCACGGCGCGACCCCCGCCGGCGGGCCGTCGAAGCCTGCCGCGCCGCCGCAGCCCGCGCCGCAGCCGGCGCTCCAAGCGCTGCAGGGCGGTAGGCGCTGAGTCGCGAGCGGGAGCTCCTTGCCGAAGCGCTCGACACGCGCGCGTGGTCGATCGTCGAGCAGGAGTTGGTCCGGCAGATTCGCTCCGTGACCACCCCGCTACTTGAAAATGCCGACTTGACGGAGGGTGAGCGCCGCGGCTACGTCTACACCCGCCAGGCCCTCAAAAGAGGACTGATGGCCGTTTATGAGAAGGCCGGGCGGTCAATGCCTCGCGACCTGCAGAATGAATTGGAAGGATACAAGGGCGAATGAACGGAGCTGACCTAGACCTCGACGGCGGTCCCGACCCGCTCGACCTCGACACACTGCTCAACGAAGAAGAAAAGTCTCAGCTCGAGCTCGAGCAACAGGACGCTGCCAAGAAGAACGGCAAGGCCGGCGACTTCCCGGCCGACGACGCGCTCAAGCGCGCAAACGAGCTCCTGGCGAAGCAAGTCGCCGAGTCCTCGAAGCGCATCGCGGAGCTTGAGGAGAGCCGCTCCAAGTTCGACCAAACGACGCGTGACTACACCCCGCCCCCCACACCCGCCCCGCAGCCCCCGCCGCAGGTCGACCGCGGCAAGGTCAAAGAGGAGCTCGACAAACTGTGGACCGAGGCGGGTCCCGGTGAATGGGGCATCCGGCTGTTCGAGGCCGCGCGGCAAGCCGCGATCAGCGAGATGGAAACGCGGCTCGGCCCGGTTGCGAGCGGTGCGGCCGGCACCGACATCCAGCAGTACATCGCCACTAGGTCCGACGCCGGGCCCGAGGCCATCGCCGAGTTTCAGGCGATGGTGCGCGATCCGAACACGATCAAGGCGCTGGCAAGCCAAGCCCCCGAGGTCCGCCGCAACTCGCTCGACTTCATGTTCGACGCCGCGGTCGGCCGCGCGTCCCGCAAAGCGCCGCCGAAGCAGAACAACCGCGACCGCCAGCCACCCCAAATCGCCGGAGGACAGACAATCTCAATGGGCACCGAGACCCCCAACTCCTACAAGGGCAAGGCGCTCAACGAGGTCCAGAAAGAGATCGTGCGCTCCGCTCGCGAGGCCGGAATCACCGACCCCAAACGCATCCGCGCGATGATTGAGGACGCAGAATGAACAACGTCGACGACGAGGAGCTTGAGGCCGGGCTCATCCCGAAGCCGCCGACGCGCACGCTCGGTGAGGACTACAGCATCCAGGGAGCGCGCAGCGCCGGCTCAATGGAGGCCCAGCACCGCGCGGCGCTCGAAGCGGCCAAGAACAGTGGCCGGGCGCTCATCCCGCTCCCGAACGGTGAGATGGGATTCCTCGACGAGCACGACGAGTTTCTCGGCGATCACGCCTACATGGCCGGCGTCCACCGCTCCCTGTTCACCGACGCCGCCAAGCTCTTGAAGGACCCGCAGCCGGGGTGGATCTACGTGTGGGCTGCCAAGTACGCGCCCAAGGGTGAGAAGGCGAACGCGATGACGCTCGCCATGATCCGCTCAGGCCGCTACTTCCCGGTCTCCATCGACGAGATCGACGACACGACCGACCTGCCGATCGAAAGTCACACGATCGGCAAGTACAACTGCGCCGGGATCGTCGACGTCCTGCTGATGGCGGTTCCTCCCCAAGCGCAGAAAATGATGTACCGGTGGCGGGCGTTCGAGGCCAAGCGCCGCACCAACCGCTACGCCGGCTTCACCGACTTCCAGAAGAAGGTCGACGAGGCCACGAAGGGCCTGGCCTACGCGGAGCACGAAGTAAAGGGCTAGGCACGCCGGGTTCACAGCCAAAGGAGCGCGGGAGAGTGAGCCCCTCCCGCGTTTTCCTTTTGCCTCAACTCCTCTCGAATGTCACTAACCCTCGTGGTAGCCTGGGTCAATGGCATCGAAGTCGTTGAGGTAGCGCATGGCCGGCCTCGTCATTCCACCGCAGATACCGATCGTCGAGGTGCAGCCGGGGAACGTATCTCCGAACACCCCGAGCTACACCGCCGACTCCCACTGTAACGAGGGCGACATCGTCACCCTCGGGGGCGTCACCGCCGGCCAAATCGACCCCGCCGTTAACAACGACGGGTCGAACCTGTTGCTCGGCATCGTCCAAATGGACTCGCTCGCGGTCTACACGCAGCTCGACGCCGGCTACCAGGGGGTGTTCGGTGCGACCAACGTCAACACGGGCCTGCTCCCCGCGGCTCCCGGTCAGACGATGGTGGCGCTGTTCTTGGGCAACCCGGTTGCGATCAATCTCACCTCAACGACCGGCTGGGTGACGGGCGGTACGCAACAGGCGAACATCGGCACCCAGGTGGGTCTCGCGCTCGTCGGCGGCATCTACCTCGCCGACCCGACCGCCTCGAACAAAGTCGCCTACATCGTCCAGAAGTACATCGGCGCGACCACCCAAATCGTCAACTCGGCGAGCGCCCAGCCCTACGGACCCGGCGGCGTCGGCGACCTGGGAGCGAGGGTTTACATCAAGTTCCTCACATCGGCGCTCGCGCCAGGCGGGGGAGGCATCTAACCCGTGGCGACCGTCATCAATACCGGTACCTACTTCCGCGCTCAAACGCGCATCGTCAAGGACATCTACAGCAACTCGGTGCCGACGAAGCCGCGCCGCTTCCCCGAGTTCTTCAACGAGTTCGACATCGACATGGACCGCTCGTTTTGGCAAGCGCTCTCCATCGTCGGATTCGGCACGCTGGCGCTGAAGACGCAGGGTCAAGTCGCCACCCTGGACTCCTCGAAAGAGGGGTTCATGACGATGTACCCGTTCTTCACCTACGCCCTGCGCTACATCGTCACCAAAGAAATGGTGCGCGAGGACGCAAAGAAGATCATCCCGCAGCTCCCCGGCCTGCTGCGCTACTCCAAAGATCAGACGATCGAGTTCCTCGTCTGGAACGTCCTCAACCTCGGGTTCCTCAACACGGCCGGCGGCGGCTACCAACTCGCGGACGGCCAACCGTTGTTCTCGACGGTCCACCCCTGCGCGGGCCAGGCGGGCCTCACCTACACCAACGACGTCGGCGCTGCCGCCTTCACGGTCGAGGTGCTCAACCAGGTCTACACGATCATGGGCAACATGCCCGACGACCGTGGACTCACGACCTCACGCATGCCCGAGGACCTGTGGTACTGCATCGGGATGCACCAACAGGTCGTCGAGGTGCTGGGTTCGTTCTACTACCCCGACTCGAACGAGAACCGCGTCAACTCGGTGGTGGGATCGCTCACCCCGCACGCGGTCGAGTATCTCGTGTCCGCGCCGCAGGGGCCGTTCCCGTGGTTCGTCGGCTCCGGTAAGGGCAAGCTCGGCACCGACTCGCACACCGCCTTCACGAACATCAAGTGGGATGAGCAGCGCTCTTACTACGAGGAACAGACCCAATCCATGTACCACGAGGTCGAGGTCCGGTTGCAGTGGGGCGCGGTCGAAGGCAGAGGGCTCGTCGGCTCGCAGGGAGCTTAGTCTGTGGCAATCCGGGGCAAGAACCGTTCGCCGCTCTCGGTCACGTTCAACGGCATCTACACCGAGAAGTTCGCGACGGCGTCCATCGCGCAGAACGAAGTTATCGCGACTATCGTCGACTATATCGCGCTCACCACGCAGTGTAAGATCGTGCGCTGCATGGCGGTCGCTTCGGCCTACGCCGGCGCACCGACGCTGCAAATCGTGGTCGGCGTCGGCGCGGTGCCGGGCTCTCCCGGCTCAACCGACACCGTAGCGGTGGCCGGCACCACGCTGTTTGCCGCGCCGGTTGCGCTGACGGGCCTCTCGAGCGCGTCGGGCCAAATCATTCCGCCCGCCAATTACGACGTCATCTACCCGGCCGGCACGGTGCTGTCGATGCGCGCGGTCTCGGGTGCGGGCGTGACCGCCACGGGGCTGAAGGTGTCGCTCAACCTCGTCCCGTTCGATCAGTACCCGCAATCAGCCTGGCCGACGTTCTAAGGGCGAGCCGCCGTGGGTAGCGCGATCACGACGGTTGGCAATAAGGGCGGCAAACCGCTCTTTTTGTTCACGGCCGCAAATCAGGACTCGTTGTGCATCTTCTCGACCGCTCCGAACGCCGTATACCCCCCGGTAACGGGCAACAGCGTGGCGGTCGGCGACCTGCCGATGGGCTACAAGTCGCTCATCTTCCAACTCACCGGCACCAACACCGCCGGCTCCGTGCTCGTCTACGGCACGATCGACCTCGCGACGGCGCGCGGGCTCGGTACGGAATGGACGCCGGTCCCAAGCCCGTCGACCGAAGCCGCCTACGGGTGGTCGAACCCGCTCACGAAGGCAGCGCCCGGCCAGGCAGCGCTCAAGGTTGACGCGCCGTTCATAGCGTACCGGGCGGTAGCAAGCGGCGACTTCGTCGGCAGCGCAACGCTCCTCGTATTGGCGGCACCATGAGTCAGAACCCGAACGACCCGAAGATCAAAGCCTACTACACGAACCAACGTAAGCAGGCCGAGACCAAGGCGCTGGGGGGCGATGCGGCCGCGCAGGCCGAGGTCGGCAAGATCGGCGCGAAGCTCGCCAAGGGCGGCAACAAGAGCGTCGCCAACCGAGACAAGCTCATCGCGAGCGGCGGCAAGAACGACCAGGCCGTCGCGGCCAACGTCGAAGACGATCCGGTCTCTTACATCGGCCCCGACGCCGTGATCGGTGGCGCACGGCTGGGCATGGCAGGCGCGAAGATGGCGGGCAAGCTCGCCGGGAAGTTCCTCGGCCGCAAAGCCGCCGACGCCGCGGGCGAGGCCGGCACGAAGCTCGCCACCCGCCGCGGATTCCCCGAGGATACGTCCTCGAGCCGCCCCCCGTCGACGCAGTTCGCCAACAAGAACCGCGGCCGTGGTCCCAAAGTTACCGCCACGATCGACCGCTCGCAGAAGGCGCTCAACCCCGGCCGTCGCGCGCTCTCGGGCGGAAAGGAAAAGAGCGGTCCCGGCGTGCCGGTCGGCAAAGTCACCCCGACGACGCGCGGCGCGTCGGCAGCGCGCAGCACGGGCCCGAAGGCGCTCGCCGGTGGTAAGGCCGCGACGAAGGCGGAGAAGGCCCCGCGGGTCAACCCGCGCTCGGGCGGGACTAACCCGCGGGCGGTCGGCAAGAACCCGCGCGCCAACGCCAAGAAGGCCGAGCCGAAGCAGACGGAGATGAAGCTCACCGCTAAAGGGCCGAAAAAGACCGCTAAGAAGGCCGAATGAACCTCGGGCAAATCGCCGCGCGTGCTCGCCGATTGAAGGGCTCGCCGACGACGACGCGGTGGTCCGCCTCGGACCTGGCAGCGTTCGCCAACGACGCCCAAATCGCGACGGCCTTGAAGGTCGACATCCTCTCGGCGACGCTCCTGATCCCGACGCTTACGCAGCCGGCGGTGCCGGTGCTCACGGTCGAAGGGACTCCCGGCAGCACGACGATCAACTACGCCCTGGTCATCATCGCGACCACAGGCGCGGGCGACTCCATCCCCTCAACGACCGCCCAGGTGCAGAACGCGCCGGCCGTCCTCTCGAACGCGAACTACGTCCAGCTCGCCCTAGCAACCATTCCCGGCCGCGTGTACCGGGTGCTGCGCCAAATCGTCGGGACCGACTTCTTCCCGCAGCTCCTCACCCAATTCGTAGCGGCCGGCACGACGACGACCTTCAACGACCAGGGGCAATTCACGCCGATTCCCTACAAGATCAGCCGCGGCAACGAGTACGGCCTCCCCGACCTCGTCAAAGTTAAGCGCGTCTACATGCTCGACGTCGCGGGCGACCAACAGGAGCTCTACCCGACCGAGATCGCGTGGCTCGGCGGCGACACGAACGAGACCTTCGACCACAGCTCGGGCACGGTCCAGGGGCTGCCGCAGTTCACCCCGCAGTGGATCGCGCAGGGCCCCGTTCCCTACCCGGTGCAGGTGGCCGGCAACGGCCGCGTGCCGGTCACGACCCCGTGGCGGAACGTACCCCTTATGGGGAATAACCAGGGTCCGGCGTACTACCTGAATTACGGGATGCTCGGCGTCTTGCCGCCGACGATCGCGGGCGCGGGCAATCAGATTCAGGTCGACCTCATTCCGAAGCCGCCGATCATGCAGCAGTTCACCGACCTCTCGGCGTTCCCGGACGGCTTCTGCGACTGCCTGGCCTGGAAGATGCTCTCGTACATGGAGATCGGCGACGACACCACCCGCGACGTCGACTTCGAGGCGCGCTGGGAGCGCGCGTGCGCCGAGCTCCGCATCGAATACGTCGACAACATCCAGGGCAATAAGCCGCACGGGCTGATTCCAATGCCGCTTCGCGCGCAAATGCGGGAGTGGACCTGCTGATGTATTTTTGGCCCTTCCAGCAGAACCCGCTTGGACTCATCCCGCAGACGATCAACTACGACCTCGTCGTCGAGGAACCGTACCCCGGAGTCTGCTTCTACCCGCAGGTGGCGGGCGCGGTCTACTCCGAGCTGCGCGTCGTCAACGCCGCGTGTTGGTGGGTCATCAACGCGATGTGGGATCCAAACACGCTGCAGTGGGAGCAGAACCCGCCCTGCAACTCGGCGCTGCCCGCCTACGCGCTGATCCAGGACCTGTCGTCGGGCGCGTTCCGGCGGGCCGTCGCGCCGGCCACCGACGCGATCAACACGGCGGTGGTGTGGACCTACGTCTTGTCGTCCGACCAGTACGGCGACGTCAACATCTCGCCGCTCACGCTCACCGGCTCGAGCGAGGTTGCCGAGAACCTCGCGCCGACTTGGAACGCGGGCGGGGCGATCATGGTCGCGCGGCAAGAGCTCGTCACCGACACGGCCTCGAACGCGGCCTCGGCGCTCGACAAGCTCACCGTCAACGGGACCACGGTATGGGAAGTCCGCAAGGACGGCACGCTCGTCATCGGCATCGTCCCGACCTCGGCTATCTCCGGCGGCATCGTGAGCTCGATCGTCGCGGGGACCGGGATCCTCGTCACCAACGTGGGCTCGGTCTACACCGTCGGCCTCGCGCACGGCGACTACGTCGACCTCGGCAACGCGCAGACGATCACGGGCTCAAAGACGTTCACGCAGCCGCTGCTCTACAGCGACGGTTCGTTCAGTGGCAATATCGGCGGCGCGGTCTACATGGCCTACGGGGCCTACCACACGGGCACAACCTGGGTGGCGCTCGAGACCTCGGCTTCGATTGTCTATGCGACGCCGACCGGCTTCTCGTTCTACGTGAACATGGGCCTCACGATCGGCAACACGTTCATCCCGACGGGCGTGCTCACCATCAACTCGTCGGGGAGCATCTCGACCAACGGCAACCTTCAGGCCGCGGGCGGCGTCTTCACCGCCAACGTGGTCGTCGACGGGAACCTCACCGTTGACGGGACGCTCACCGCTTCCGCCGGCATCGTCAATTCGATCGACGGGCTCTCGGGGGTGGTGGGGCTCACCTCACCCGACAGCTCCATCGGCATCACGACGGCGGGCAACACCATCCAGCTTTCGTGGTCCCCGACCCTGCGCGCCTACGGCGGGCACGGCACGACCAACTCCGGGGGGATGTTCGCGGTGACGGTTCCGTATGTGGTTCTCGGTGCGTCGGCGAACGTCGGGCAGACCTACCCCGGCACGGCGTCGTACCAGGTCGACATCGACCAGGCGAGCTCCAACTTCGCGCTCGGTTACGTGTCGTTCTACGGCATCTCGGGCTCGTCGCTCGCTGGAAGCGGCCTTGGCATCTACTACACGATCGTAACCTCCAACACGCTTGCATAGGGAGAACTATGACCGACGGAACGCTTACGCTCGCATGCACGATCCCCGCATCAAGCCCGCTTGGGAAAGCGCTTGCCGCGGGGGGCGAGGCCGGCACCCTCGAGCTCGAGCAAGTGACGCTTGCGGGCGTCATCAAACGGCCGGGCAATAACGTCCACTTCGCGTTGCCGGTGGTGGCGAAGATCGCGGGCTTGGTGCTGCCGAAAGGCGACTGATGCCGCGTCGCTCGCAGCTTGCTAACGACTTTTACACCGAGATGCTCGCGGTCGGCCCGTTCGGCGGCGTCGACCCCACCACGAGCCCGTTTCAAGTTGCACCGCAGAACCTCGTCGCCATCCACAACCTCATCCCGAACGTCCAATACGGCGGCTACGCGACGGTACCCGGCCGCATCGCCGCCCTCGCTACGAATCTCCCAAGCACCCCGACCGGCATCGGCAAGATGCAGCGCGCGGGGCAGCCCGACGTCTACTTCTTCGCCGTCACCTCGGGCGGCGTCGGAGCGATCTACTACGCTCCGATCGGTGGCACGCCCGTTCAACTAGCGCTCCCGCATGCGCTCACGCCCGGCCTCTTGACGTACTTCGTCCCGAACCGTTCGTGGCTGTTCGTATCGAACGGGACCGACACGCCGATCAAAATCGACACCACCCTCAAGGCGACGCTGTGGGGCATCGTCGCGCCGACGCCGGCCCCGACCCTGGCGCTCTCGGGCCCAGGCCCCTTGCTCGGGGTCTACTACTACTGCGAGACCTTTAGCAACAGTGTGCAGGAGTCGGGTCAAGGCGCGATCTCGCAGCCGATCACCGCGAACGGCAACTCTATCACGGTGAGCTTGACCGCGACGACCACCGACCCCCAGGTCACGACGCGCAACCTCTACCGGCTCGGCGGGGCGAACGGCGAGTTCCAGCTCATCAACTCGCAGCCGGTCGGCGACCTCGCGCCGTTCCTGGACGTTATCGCGGACACCGCCGTCACCGGGCAGTCGCTCACGATCTTCCGCGACCCGCCGCCGGCCTGGACCGCCATCGCCGAGTACCAGGACCGCGTCTTCGGGTTCGGCACCACCGCGGACCCGACGCTCGTCGGGTGGTCGAACTACAACGAGCCCTGGGGGTTCAACCTCGACACCAACACCCTCGAAGCCGGCCCCAACAGCTTCAATGACGTCGCGGTCTCGTGCGGGTCGATCGGCTCCATGCTCGTGCTCAACAAGACGCGCCGCACCTACGCCGTAGTCGGCTACTCCGACGACACCTTCACCGTCATCGAATTGTTCCCGGTCGGCTGCCTCGCGGCGCAGGGTGCGATCTACGTCGACGGCATCGCCGCCTGGCCGTCCAAGCGCGGCATCCAACTCTGGAATGGCTCGAGCCGGCTCAACATCAGCCGCGGTGCGTTCCAGCAGAGCAACGTCAAGGCGATCCTCGACGGGTACTCGCTCGCCGACCAGTCCGTATGCGTCGGCTTCTACTACGACACGCTCCTGTGCTGGAGCTTCCCGACGCAGAACACCACCCTCGTGTTCGACCCCGGCTCGTCGCAGTGGTTCGTGCTCGACTTCGCGCTCGGCAGCGTGGTGTACGACCCCGAAAGCTCGGTGCCGGTGGTGGGCTCGAACCTGTCGGTAGCGGGCGACGTCGATCAGTGGTTCGCTTCGACGACGGCGGGCGACCTCGGACAGCCGATCGTGGCGTCCGTGACGTCGCGCATCACCGACAACGGGCAGATTCACGCCGACAAGGCGTTCGTCTACTGCTACGTCGAGGCTCCGGTCCAAGAGGGCGCGTTCGTCAACGTCTACATCTACGCGAACCCCGGTCCCGGCCAAATCCGGGAGGCGAACTACATCGACCTGGGTAACGGAGCGCTGCGGCACCGCTGGGAGCTCCGGCTCGGTTTCGAGGGCCAAGAGTTGCAGCTCGTCGCGCAGACGATCTCGCTTGAGCAAGTGAGCATCCACAAAATCTCGGTGTGGGGCAAGACCGTGCGAGTCCACAAACCCAACACGCTCGACGAGATTCTCCCCTACGCGCTCCGCGCGCCGGTCGTCGTCGTGCCGTTGCAGACGGTTCCGCCGCTGCCGGAGTCGCCCTACCCCTATGACGGGCCCGCACCGGGCCCGCAGCCGCCGCTCTGATGGCAGTCCCACCAACCCGGCAACCGCCGCTCACGGGGGCTCCCATCTCACCACTCGCGGGCCAAGGGCTGCGCCGGCTCGTGGTGCTGCCGACGTCGCCCGCCCCCGCGCCGTCGACGAGCGGCTCGCGGGGGGCAGTCAGCTTCTCCGCATCATGGACGGTCGGGGCCGACGCGCAGCCGTTCACGGTGGCCGCGAATCAGGTCCTCATCGTGCCGTTCCCGAATCTCCCGTCGCGCTCGACCTTCGCCGGCACGCTGCAGGCGCAGGGCTCGACGCTCTCGCTTACCAACCGCGACACCCTGCACTTCCTCGTCACGCTGCAGAGCGTGGTGGGCGCAACCCCGCAGGTCGGCCCGCGCGTCCGCACCACCGGCAACGTCATCATCACCTCCGCGATCTTGCCGGGGAGCACGCCCTACCGCGGGTTCGCGGGGATCATCACCGGATCTCCCCTCGGTGGCGCGTCGGGGGTGATCTCCGGGACCATCACTGTCATCCGCTCGTGATAGGATAGCCCCATGAAAGCCTCGCGACTTCCGCCGATGGTGAAGATGCCGGCCCTCCCGAAGCTACTGCCGAAGATGCCGATGCTGCCGTTCATGGGCATGGCGAGCAAGATGCAGGGCCCGCAAGGCGCGCTGCGGAGGGGTAAGTAGTGGCGAACCTGCCCGCTCTTTTGCAAATGATCGCACAGCAGCCCGCACCATCGCCTACGCCGTCGCCTCAAATGACCGGCGTACCTCAGTTACTATCCACGCCCGCCCCAAAGGCGACTCCCGACATATTTACTCAGGCGAAGACGAAGTGGCCGATTCTCAACAACCCCGAGCTCGTCTACAAGTACTCACCGAAGGCGGGGTCGGAGAACTACCTTGAGACCTTCCCGCCGGGCGAGCAGGGCGACCCCTCAGAACCGCGTCCCAAAGACTTTCCGATGGACAAGTACGGCATCCAGGTCTACAAGTCGAACACCGACCCGATTAACGTGCTTGGGGATGCGGTGGTTCATGCGCTGCGCTTCACCGACCCTACGGTCAAGTCGACCTACAGCCAATTCGAGAAGTCGATCACCCCGCAACAAGAGGCCATACTTCGCAACCAGTACCAGTACTACGTCGCGCGGGGTGAGAAGCGATCGTATCAGCAGTGGCGCGACACCTCGGGAGTAACGCAACTATTCGGCGGGCGCATCTTCGCCGGCAAGCAAGAAGAACCGTGGCCGGCGGATTGGTATACCCCGGAGCAGAACAAAATGCTCGAGGGCCTTATGAAGTATCTAAGCAGGGCGAAGTAGATGGCCGGGATGCCGCCCCAAATGAGCCCTCCGCAGGGCGGCGGCGGGATGCCCCAGCAGGTGCCGACGCCTTCGTCGCTGCCGGTGATCCTCGCGCTCTTACAGCGCGGGATGCCGCAGGGGCAGGGCAACGGCGCGGCGGCGGGCGCGGGGTCCATGTCGGCGATCTTGCCGCTTCTGATGCAAATGCTGCAACAGCAGGCCGGCGGTGGGGGAGCGCCCGGCGGTCCCCCCGGCCCGCAGGGGCCACCGCAGCAGGGCCCGCCGCAAGGGCAGCCCCAGGGTCAAATCTCGCCGCAGGTTGCGAGCATCATGCAACTTTTGATGGCCTTGAAAGGCGGAGCCCCCGGTGGCGCGGCACCCCGGTAAGTTCGTCGCGCAAATTGGTCCCGAGCTTGCGCTGCCGCTCGCGCACGCCTATTGCCGCCACTTCGGCCTCGAGTTCGACCCCGAGGCCGGGGAGCGCATGTTCTTCGTCGGCGCGTTCGTGCGGTCGGGGCTGCGCGCCGTCTGCGGCCTCGCGTCGCTCGAGGGAGCGTTCCTGGTCTCGGGCATCTTCACGGACGGCTCGCCGTATGCGCCGCTTGGCGCGCGCATGATCGGCCTGCAGCTCGCGAGCATCCCGTGCGCGCTCGTCGGCACGCTGCACCTCCCGGCCTACGAGATGCGCCGGCTGTTCCGCAAGGACGGCTGGCAACTTACGCAGGGGGTGGTCGCATGAGCTTCCTCATCCCAGGAATCGGGGCCGGTCTATCCCTCATTAGCGGCCTCATCGGCTCGAACGCGGCCAACCACGAAGATCAGCAGATCCAGCAGCTCCTCAATCAGATCTCGAAGCAGCAGCAGGGCGTCCAGGGCAACCTCGAATCCTCGATCGGCGGCATACAGGGCACGGCTGCCGGGTACCTCGGCCTCCTCCCCGGCCTGCTCAGTTCGTTGCAAAGCGAGAACAAAGGCGTCGGCGCGCAAGCGCCGGGCGCAGCGCTGCAGTTCTTGCAGAACGCCCTCAGCCCAAGCGCGCTCGCTGGCACCACCGGCATCAACGCGGGCGGCTTGGCGGGCCTCGCCACCAATTACCTCTCCAACCCCGGTGCGACGAACCTCTCCCAAGTCACGCCGGGGCTCGAATCGTTTTACAAGCAGGAGGAGGCGACCGGGCTCAACCCCCAGGTCCAGCAGAACGCGCAGAACCAGCTCCTGCAGCAGTTCGACTCGTCCCTCGACACGCTCGAAGGGCAGGCCGCGCCGGGGCAAAACCTAGCCGGCGCGCAGCAGGCGCTCCAAAACAACCTCCTCACCGCCAGCACGAACCTGGGCGGGCAGCTCGCGGGCGAATCACAGCAGTACAAGAACATCGGCGCGCAGGGTGTCGCATCGACCGCCGGCGCGCTCGATCAGCAGACGATGTCCATGCTGATGAACGCCTTTGGCCTGGGCAACCAGTACAACCAAACGGTGCTCGGCAACCAACAGTCGGGGGCCGGGTTCGGTCAGAACATCCTCGATCAGCTCGGCCAAACCGCCAACGTGGGCAACTCGCTCAACGAGTACGCTTCATCGTCGCTCGGCTCGCTCAACTCGTCGCTCATGAGCCAAGCCGACTACCTCACGGGACTCGGCCAAAACGCTGCGTCTGCGGCTGGGGCCAACAACCCGTTCTCGGCGCTCGCCAACTCGCTCTCGTTCTTGCCCACAGGCGGAGGGGCGGGCAGCGGCACGGCCACGGTCGGAACCGATACGGACGCCGACCTTCCGGCACCCGAGAGCTACGCGCCTGCGGGTTTCTCGTTCAACCCGTCGCTCGCCCAAGTTCCCAGCGCGTCGCCGGGCAACTACTCCTACACCGGCCCGTACCCGAGCCTCCTAAACAACACGATGAGCGGCATGCCGACCGGACTCTACGGCCTGGGCCAGTACGCGGCGTGACGCGGGTCGCGTATTGGACCGAGGAAGGCGTCACGCTCTCATGGGCGCGGCGCTTACTCGACGAGGGCACCGACGTCCTGGTCTACACCCGCAAGCCGCACGCGAAGGGCAACGGCGAGGGCATTGTCCCGCGGGCTACGTCGGTTGGGCAGTGGGAGGCGTGGGGCGCGCAGGATCCCAACACGATTTGGTTCTGCGACTGCACGGACTCGGGCGACTACTTCGACGGGCTCCGTAAGCAGGGCCGGCTCGTGGTCGGCGGCGGCAGCTTCATGGACCGGCTTGAGAACGACCGCGACTACGGCCTGCGCTTCTCGGCGCAGAACGGCATCGACGTACCTCCGACCAAGCAATTCGGCTCGGTGCGCGCCGCGGTCGACCACATGCGCTCTACGACCGAACAGGCCGTGGGTGACGGCGGCTGGGCGTGGAAGCCGAACCGGAACCTCGGCACGGCCTACTCGCTGTGCGGCGAGCCGGATGAAGTGACCCGAGACTGCGAGCGCATGGTCATCCCCAAGTTCGGCGACCGCGTCGCGGCGGTGGTGCAAGAGCGCGTGCCGGGCGTGGCGCTCTCAACGGCGCGGTGGTGGAACGGCAAGGCGTGGACCGGCCCCTACGAAGGAACGATCGAAGACAAGGCGTTCATGGACGGCGGCATCGGCCCTTCGACGGGCTGCTCGCTCAACACGCTGTGGTTCTACGAGGACGAATCGCCGAAGATCGCGCAGGCGCTCCGGTTCGAGGAGATGGCGCTCGAGTTTCGAGCGAAGCAGGCCCCGCCCGGCATCTACGACATCAACGCGATCGTCAACGAGCGTGGTGCGTTCGCGCTCGAGTTCACCCCCCGGCTCGGCATCGACGCGGAGCTCGTCAGCCACCGCGCCTTCACCTCGCTCACCGAGGTCCTCGAACGGCTCGCCACCGGCGGCGACATCGACGACCTGGTGCGGATCGGCACCGCCTACCACGCGGTGCGGGTGTCGGTCATGCCGTACCCGTGCGAGGACAAGAAGCTCGCGGACCTCAACATCCCGGTCGGCCTGCCGGTCGGTGGCCTCACCTCGCTGTGGGCCGGCGACTTCGCGTTTGCCGGGCTGCGCTTCAAAGACAGCCAGTTTGAGATAGCCGACCCCTACGGGTTCGTCGGCACCACCCTCGCGCTCGGGCGCGACGTCCACGCCGCCTACCGCGCTCTGAAGCGCTCCTGCGAAGCAATCGACGTCCCAGGACTCCAATACCGCACGGACGGGGCCGACGTCGTCGCGGAAAAAGTTGAGGAAATGGCGAAGGCGGGGTGGCCGACGACGCCGATCCTGCGCCGTGGCCGGAAGGAGGCATCCTGATGCCCGGTCTCAATCTAGGCGCGCTCATCGCGCCCTACGGGCAGAGCCCGCTCACCGAATTGACGCAAGCCTTCTCGCAGTTCCCGCAAATGCAGGAGCAGGCGCAGCTCGACAAGCTCGCCGTCCAGGGCCAACAAGATCAGAACAAGATCAACAAACAGATCATGGCCCAAAACGACATCGCGGTGAAGCAGCAGCAGTTCCAACTCGACCAGTCGCAGCAGCAGGCCGCGCAGACGAATTGGAACCAAATGGGCCAGCAGTTCCTCAACAACCCGCAGTGGGCGATCAACCCGACGCCGGCCATGCGCGCGCGCTTGCAGCAGCTCGGCGACGCGATCGGCGTGTCCCCGTTCGACGAGAACGGCTCGGTCAACATCAACCTGTGGAAGCAGTCCTGGAACGCGCTCTCGCCCGACGACCAAATGAAGTTTTGGTCGATGCAGCCCGATGTGCGCGCGGAGGCGGCGAAGAACCTCAAGGACCTGCCGCCCGACTTCGCCACGCGCCCGCGCGAGCTCGACCCGAAAGTGCAGGCCCAAATCTCCGCCTACGACGCGGAGGTGACGGAGCGGCTCGCTGCGGCCCGCAAGGACCTCGACCAAGGTGCCGAGTCCAAAGCGCGCATCAACCTCATCGGCAAGCAGACGAAGAAGGCCGACGCCGACGCGCAGGTGGCGAAGGTGAAGGCGGCGTGGGAGAACCGCTACATGCAGTCGGAGGTCCAGAAGAACATCGCCTCGGCCTCGGCGTCGTTCTCGAACGCTGCCGCTCGAGCCAAGGAGGCCGACGCTGCGATGCTGCGCGCGTCGCACACGAGCAACGCCGCGACCGGCCAGTCCTATGCCGCGGCGATCTACCGGAAAGCGCTCGACGACACGACCAAGGCGAAGGCGAGCATGGCAGCCGCCGCGCAGAGCCTCTCGGAACTTGGGCTGAAGCCGCCCTACACTTCGGAGCAAATCTCCGCGCTACCCGACCCGACGCAGGAGGCGAAGGCGGTCGCTCTGATCGCCTCCTACAACCAGGCCGCGGCGACCGAGAAGCTCGTCGATCGGCAGCTCTCGAAGCTCTCCAGCGCCTTGCAGAGCAACTTCACGATCCAGTCCGCGGTGAAGGCGCTCTCGGACAAAGAGAACACCGTCACAAACACCGGCAAGCAGGCCGAGGGCGGCTACGAGATCGGCTCGACCTACGTCAAGGACGGCAAGAATTACAAGTACCTGGGAGGTCCGCTCAACAAAGCGTCGAGCTGGCAGCAGCAGTAAGTGGGATTCACGCCGCCTGCCCTAACGTCGAAGGTGCCGCAACCGCCGCCGGCGGCACCGAGCGGCGACTTCGAGCCGCCCCCACCCACCGCCAAGGTCGATGGGGGCGACTTCGTGCCGCCCCCGCTCACCCCGCCGCCACCGCAGGGCACGTTCGCCGCCGCCAAGGCGAAGCTCGCAAAAATCTCGGCGGCGACGAAGCCTGCCGAGGAGGCGCTGCGGCGCAACTGGTCCTACGCGGTCGGGCACCCGATGGAAGACGTCTTCGACGTTCTGGGCGGCTTCCAACGTACCGCGGGCGGCATCGCGGCGGCGGTCGAGCACCACGACACCCTCAAAGAAGCGCTCGACCGGGTAGCGCACGACGTCTTCCACCCCGGCGACCTCTCGGAGCGGGAGCGGCAAGAGCCGGTCGAGGGCCGCGGGAGCACGCCCGACGATGCGACGTTCCGGGACACCGAGAGCATCCGCGCCCTGTTCCATGCTCCGACCCACGAGGCGATCGACCACTTCGTCGCGACGCACGTTCCCGAGCAGCTCCGTGGCGCGGCCGGCACGTTCCTCAAGGGCGGTGAGGACATCGCGCTGCAGACGATCTCGGATCCCACCACCTACGTCGGCGGGTTTGCCCTCAAAGGCGTCTTGGGAGCGGCCAAGATCGGCGTGAAGGGTCTGCAAGCCGTCCACACGATGACGCAGGCCGCACAGGCCGCGGGAGCGCTCAAATACATGCCGTGGCTGCCGACGCTCACCGGCATGTACGGCAACCTCGCCGGGGCCGCGGTTAAGGCGATGCGGAACCCGCTGTTCCGGCCGCGCGCCGAGCTCGACCAGGTGCTCAACGAGGACGGCCGGGCCGTCCGCATGCAAATCGAAAGCAAGTGGGACCTCATCTCATCGAAGCGGCACGCCTTCGACCGGACGGCGGTCGACAGCACGATCGACACGGTGACGCGCGGTCGCGCCTACGCTCAGGCGCTCGGCATATCCCCCAAGCGGGTGACGAACATCGTCCGCAAGCTCGTCAACGGCACGCCCGAGGAGCGGCTCGCGGATCTCAACAAGATGCGCCAACACCTCTACGACCGCGACGTCGCCAAAGAGACCTCAACGCACCTCGCGCAGTACGGCGGCTACAAGCCGGGCACGCTGCCGATGACGGCAGACGAATGGCGGAAATGGGCCAAGGCGAACCCCGACAAGCCGATCAACATGGGTGCGTTCGAGCAGGTCGCGCGGGTGCCGAGGGCGCTGATGCAGGCGAAGCTCTTTCTCAACCCGCTCCCTCACGGCCTTAAAAACGTCGGCGAGCTTTCGTTTTTAGCCGGCGGGCCGCGGGTCGTCTTCGACGGCATCCGAGCGATGCTCCCCGGCGGCGTCGATGCGGCGATGAAGGACCGCATGGCGCGGATCGGCCTTGAGCCCGCCTACACCCACCAAGTCTCGAACGTGCTGTGGTCGAAGGTGATCCCCGGCTACGAAGCGCTGGCTGGCGGGCTTCAAGATGCGATGGGCCGGATGGAGCAGTCCTGGCGCGCGTCGCTCTTGAAGCGCCTCGACCGCAAGCTCGGTAAGTCGAACAACGACCACGACGAGTATCTCAAAGCGTACATGGTCAACAAGCAAGTCGGCGACTACAAGAACGTCAACGGGTTCGTCAAGTTCTTTCAGGCGATCGGCGGGCCGTGGGTCGCGTTCCGCTTGGGCATCGTGCCGCAGGCGCTCATCCGCGCGGTGGCCGAGCATCCCGACCGGGTCGAAGCGCTCGCGCGGCTGCAAGAGGATCCGCAGCGCAACCGCTCGGCCTACGGCCAGCGCGAGAATACGCTCGAGGAGGGCGGGCCGATCGACGACGCAACGAAGCTCGCGGTGGACCCGGTTAAGTTCATGAAGTCACCGGCCTCGGCCGGTATCGCAGGCCAAGTCGACGAGTCGCACGACGCGCTCGGCTACCAACCGCTCGGGGAGGTCGCCGGCGAGTTTGCGGGCGCTTTCAACCCGCTCGGCGGCGTCGGCGACGTCGCGGAGGCGATCGCCGGCCGCGGCATGCCGGGACCGCTCAAAGGCGGCGAGCCGACCTACCAGAAGCAAACCCTGGCCGACCGGCTCGTCACCGCCACCCTCGCAACGCTTGCGATCTACTTCCACGCGAACCCGAGCAGCGCATCACAGACCTACGAGCGCCGCGAGCAGCAGAGCGTGTCCCGCAAGTCGCATGGCTTCGTCGAGGATTTTCTCCAGGGCGCTACGCGCTAGGGCGTATCACCGCGTATCCACGGGACGCGCGTCGCTAGTGCGTAGAGTCTACGAGCGTCCGCTATCGTGTACTCGACCGCGCTCGGGCCTGCGCCGTACCATCCCGCCGCCGCACGGATGCAGGCTGCTCGGATGCAGGCGTCGATGACTTCGGTGTCAGTTGGCATAGGCTCTCCCTCCGCTCTATCTCTCGGTTGACGTACCAGGCGGCTTTTTTGAGGTCCTCAATGCCGCCCTTGGAGTCGGCCCGCCACAGGTACTTGACGGCGTTGCCGACGCAGAAGTTTAGGTGCTCGGTGATTTGGATGCACTCGACGCCCGAGGGGTGCTCGGTGTAGTGCTTCGGGTGGTTGATGGGATCGTTGTCGATGACAGAGCCCTTTCTACGTCGTCGACGTTGTAGGCGACGACGATGATCGCACCGCACAATCGCATCTCGGCGATTGTGCGGGCCTGAATAGGGGTGACGAACTCGCCCGGCATCTTGGCCTCGACGCCGAGCAGCGTACCGCAGGGCTCGAGTATGGCGAGGATGTCGGGGAGGCCGGCGCGCTGATAGGGTCCCGCACCTGCGCGCCAGCAGAAGATGCCGCGGGCGCGCAGGTAGCGGACTATCCGAGCTTTGAGGGCCGATTCGTTAGAGGAGCGCGGCCTTTTCCTCGTCCGAGAGGTCCTCGTCGGGGGTGTCGTCATTCGTCGCCGCCTTCGCAGGTTTCGCGGCTGCCGCCGGCTTCGCCGCCGCGCCGATCATGCGGTACTTGGTACGGATTTTCTTGTTGCCTTCCTCATCGAAGGCGTCGACGTACTGCCCCTCGGCGTTCTTTTCTTGCACGACCTCGCCGATGGTTTTGAACTTGATGCGGGGGGTGGTCGCGCGCTTGATTTTGGGCCCGACCATGCGCGCGACGGCGTTGATGTCCTTCTCGGTCGGGTTGCGCTCCCAATGGTAGTCCTTGGAGATGGGCTGTCCGATCGCGTTCATGTCGGCGATCAGCTCCATGACGCCCTGCGCGTAGAGCTTGCCGTTTTTTCCGGTGACGACTTTGAGGAAGTAGACCTTGGTGAACGGCGTCCCTTCGTACTCGCCTTCGAGCACCTCGAACCCGATCGACAGGTACGGCGTCTTGTTCGCGTTGTTGGAGGTCTTGCACTCGATGCTCTTGGCGACGCCCCAAAACTCTTTGCCGGGCGGGATGATGTCGCCGAAGGACGAGATTTGGTCTACGGTTACGGCTGATGTATCGTCTAAACTCACTTTGCTATTGCTTTCTTCGTAGTATTGTTTGTGGTGATAAGTTGGTCACTGGCTGTCGCCCCGAGCGACGTCTTACCGGCACCGGGGTGCCCGTAGATCGTGAGCACGGAGCTCTGTTTGCCGAGCACCTTCCAGAGCTTCGGCAGGGTCGGGTCCGGCAGCGCCTTCGGAATCTTTTCCGAGAGCTCCCGCGAAACGTGGAACTTGGCAGTGGCCGATTCGGTGCGGCGCAGGTAGAGCACGCGGGTCTCGCGCGCGAAGATCGTGTTGCCTTTCTCATCGACCACGGGGTCGGTGAGCGACACCAAGCGGAAGACGTCCGAGGACGATGCGATCAGCGCCTCGACGAAGGCGGGGTTCCCTTGCGGTCCCGCCATCTTGAGGCCGGCCATCGCGTCGCGGACCTCGTCCTCGTGGGTGAGCACGATGACATGCGCGCCGCGCGCGCGGAAGTTGTTGATGCCGCGCATGACGAGCGACGTCGCCATGTTGTAGACCGCCAAGTATTCTTTGTCGCCGAAGAACTTGTTGATCTTGCTGGGGTCCCACAGCGCGTCCTCGTTGCGGTTGCCGAGCATGCGGTCGATGCGGGTGGTGGTGAGCAACGCCGAGGCCGTGTCGAGCATGACGTTGTCGCCGGGCTCGAGCGTTCGCATGAGGTCCTGGCGGTGCCGATCGAAGTCGGCGAAGGTGGCGCACGGCAGGTTGATGATCCTGCCGTCGTCGATGTAGTCCTGGATAGAGTCGGTGCCGTTCATGTCGGCGTCGAGGCGATAGAACTTACTCACAGTTGAACCATCTTTCTGTCTTTCCAGAACGCCTCGACGGCGGCACGGCCGGGCACGCCGTAGACGGCTTGAACCGCGTCGATTATTTTGAACCGGCGCTCCTCGATGAGCCAGTCGACGCGCGGATCGTCGAGCATCGTGCGGGGGTCGACCCGATCGGCCGGGTTGTAGGGGTCGGTGAGCCGGTCGAGCTCATCGTCCGAGAGCGTGCCGAACCAGTCGGCTTTGCAGATCGGTTTGAAGAAGCACCCGCCGCAGACGCCGTTGCCGTACTCGCGGTAGTTGGGCACGCGGTAGGTGCGCCGATGGCGGAGCGTTTCCTGAATGTCGAGCGCCACGTTGTAGAGCTCGCGGCGCGTGGTCTCACGCTCGAACTCCGACATCTCGAGCTCTTGCGGTTGGGGGTAGAGGTCCTCCTCATCCCAGGGCACCCAGGTGGCGACGGACTCGCCGCGGACCTTCTTGGTGAGGAACCGCCCGAGCTCTTGGCGAGCGTAGACCCAGCGGAACTTGGCCGGCATCTTGAAGTTGTCTTCGGCGATCGTGAGGTAGACGCGCGCTTGGAAGTCCATGTCGACGTCGGGCGTCGGCGCTTTCAGGAACGTCTTGTAGTCCTGGACGACGGCCTTTTTGTAGTCGGGGTCGTAGTCGTCTTGGTCGTCGTAGTAGACCAGGTCAAAGCTCCCGCGAACGTGGAAGCCCGGCGCGATCTCGGTGAAGTAGCCGCGCTCGATGGAGAGGATGCGGTTGGGTTCGGGGAGCGGGTGCGCGGCGAGGTAGGCCGCGGCCACCTCGTAGGCGGGCTCGCCGTCTGGTTGCGGAAGCTCGCCGTACTCGGCCGCGTGCGCCATGTAGGCGTGAAACTGAGAGCCGAAGTTGACGATGCCGGGGACGTCGTCGCGTTTGGGTTGGTAGTGAAGCATCGTGTCGAACTCGAACATCTTTTTGCAGCGCATGAAGTTCTGCACCGCGGTCATCGACAGGACGAGAGGCATCTCGCTCATTCGCCCCATCCCTCGGCGTAGATCAGCTCGCCGTCTTTGTTGAAGTGCAGGATGACGGTTGAGGCGTAGGAGCCAGGCTGTCCGTAGACGAGCTCGGCAGCGCATCCTTTAATGGAGGTCGCGAAGCGGCGGTCCCAAGGCTGCGACGACCGCTCCCCGGTCGCTTGACGATCCTCAAATGTTATGAACTCGAGCTGACGGGAGCTATCTTTCTGCTCGCAGCGTTGTAAGGCGTGTTTGAATTGTTCGTATTCGGAGTTGATTGAGAATTGCACAATATTCCTTTCGCTTCTTGGTATGTTATCTCGACGTCGAGCGGCACGGTTGGGATGACGTTGAAGTGCTCCCGCAGTACTCGGAGCGGCTCGTCGATCATGCACCGCCGAATCGTAGGCTCGGCCGCACGGGCCTCGTCCATCGAATCGAACTCGAACTTGATGTCATCGTGGACGAAGTCCACCATCGGCAGGTTTTCCCGGTTGCACGCACCGAGCGCGATCTCCGCGATGTCTGCACAAAAACCTTGCACCTGCATGTTACACGCTTCGCGCAGCGCTTCCCTCTTTTGATTCGCGTTTAGCAGGGCAAAATCGCCGAAGTTGCGTCGCCGTCCGGTGACGCTCTCGACGTAGCCGTGCTCGATGAGTTGACGACGCGTGCGAACGAACCAACGCTTCCAATCCGGCATCGCACGGTGCCACGATCGGTGAACGTGTTCTCCCTCGGCGTCGGTGAGAAAGATTCCCATCTCGCGCGCGGCGTAGGACACCACCGTTGCGCCGACGCCGAGGAACTCTTGCGAGAAGTTGCCCGACTTCGCAACCTGCCGCTGCTGCTTCGTGACGTCGGCTTCGGTGATCCCCTCGTAGAGATGCGGTGCGAACCAGGTGTGCGGGTCCCAATTGGGATCGCGCGCGAAGTTTGCGATGACGGTGCGCTCGTTTGCCACGAAGGCTCCCATGCGAAACTCGATGGCCCGGTAGTCGGCGTGGACGAGCACCTTGCCGGGGGCCGGCGCTTTGATTTCCTTGAGCTCGCGGTCGAGGTTCTGCGTGCTCGGGTCGGTCGCCGAGGTGCGGCCGGTGAGCGTGCGCCACACGGTGTAGTGCGGGTGCGCCCGGCCGTCGCCCTCGTTCGTGATACGTTCGTAGGGCAGGATGTAGGTCGACATGCGCTTCTGTACCTCGCGGTACGCGAGCATCGCGCGCGCGAAGGGATGGTTGATGTAGACGAGCGCCTCCTTGTCGACGCAGTCCTTGCCCGTCTTGGTGAGCCCGAGGTCGAACCCGCAGTGCCGCAGCACCGCCGCAACGTGGTCGTTGCTGTTCGGATTGAACGCGATCGTCTTCACCTTCGTCTTGAGCTGCTTGTCGAAGACGCGCGAGTCGAACCCGGCCCGGTCGAGCTGCCAATAGACCTCGTTGAGCCGAAAGTCGAGCAGCTCCTCAGTCTTGGCTTTGTGCTTGGCGACGGCCACGGGGTCGATGTAGATGCCGCGCGCAGAGATAGCGTCGAGGGCGAGCCGCGCCGGCCGCATCATGTGGTCGACGATCTTGATGCGGTCGCCTAGCAGTTCGCGCGCCTTGTGGTAGAGCTTGATTGTCATCTCGGCATCGCGCGCGTTGTAGGCCGCGAGCTCGGGCGAGCCGAGCTTCGCGCCGTCGCGCTCCTCCTTCCAGCCCCGCACGCCGAGGTATTTGGTACAGAGCGGCTCGAGCCCAAGCGGCTGCGTTTCGTCCAAGAGGTAGCACAGCGCGGCGGTATCGTAGTCGGAACGCAGGCCCGTCATACGGTCGTCAAAGTCCCAGCCGAAGTGCGACACGATCGTGAGCGGCGGCATCGCTTGCAGCATCTCCTTCGCGAACCGCGACGACACGAAGGTGACGGTCCCGTTGGAGATGGCGGCTTGCGTCATACGGTCGGTGATAGCGCCGGTCTCGTCGTAGGTCTCGATGTCGTAGGCGACAACATCGCCCTCAAACGGCTTTCCAGTCCAGGGCAGCCAGTTCGCCTTGACGGGCGGGATGCTGCGGTCGCGGATCTTGCGGAGGTCGCCGGTCACGACACCACGCGCGCTCGGGCCCTTAGAATACAGCACCCAAGCCGGGTGGTAGGTGGCCCACACGCCACAGTCGTGGTTGAAGGCGGCTTTGAGCTTCCACTCCTTGCCGCGTGCGTTCCCGATCGACACCGGGCCGATCAGCGTCTTGACCGCCACCTCGCCGAGCGCGATGATGACCTGCGGGCGCACGCGCCGAATCTCGGTCGCGAGGTGCGTCGCGCAGGCCGCGGCCTCGGCCGGCAACGGCGCGCGGTCCTTGGGCGTCGCGCACTTGACGGCGTTGGTGATGTAGACCTCATCCGGGTCGAAGCCTGCATCGCGGAGCATGACGTCGAGGAGCTTCCCCGACTTGCCGATGAACGGCAGCCCCTCGAGGTCCTCGGTGCGGCCGGGGTTCTGCCCGACGAGCATGACGGTGGCGCTCTGCGGCCCCTTGCCGCCGATGCCGACCGAGAGCGCGCTTCGGTGGAGCGGGCAGGCGGTGCAGTCCTGGAAGCTCACTTGCAACTCGCGCAGAGCTCGCCGCGCTTGCCGCTCGATCGGCGTCCCGGTGGCCGGGTTCCCCAAACAGCGTGCTTTCCTTTGGCCTCCACCTCTTCTTCGAGCGCGTGGATCCGGCGCGCTACGTCAGGGTAGAACGCCTCGA